TTCAACAGAATCACCGCTACAACCGCAACCGCAACCGCCCATGACTGTTTCCATCATATCGTCTGTTTTATTAAACTCGCTACTGGTATAATCTGTGACAGACTTTCCTCTTTCCCACATTTTACAAGACCAATAACCCGGAGTAGTCTTATCTTTCTTTTCATCACAACTATGTCTATCACGGAATGCTTTGCGCCTTTTTGGGTCGTCACGCTTAATTTCCATGTTAGGGTCGCCAAATCTAACAATAACTACTTTGCCTGCGGGGTTTTGAACATACACTGCAAACTTTTTCTTTTCTTTAGGTGTTCGGAACGGTTTGTTAAGTTTAACTTTGCGCCCTTGATATTCTGCGCCTTCAAACACTTCATTATCCCAATCTTCATAATCTTCATCAATACTTGCTCTTGGGTGTGATTGAGGGAGTAAATCATTGTCTTGTTTGTAGTTTGGGTTGCTTGGTCTGCCATTACGCAACAAATACAAGAATGCTTTAACTCTTGCAATACCCCAACCGCCTCTTGACATATTGGGTGCGTGTGAACGAGAAAATGCGCCTGCGCCTCTTCGATATACAGACTTTAGGCGACCCATGCTTGCTTTTGAGCCTTTACCTTTTTTTGCAACCTTTTTGTTATGTTCCGTCATCATTTTGCGCAGACGGGCTTCGGTTTCTTTACTAACTTTGATTCCTTTATTTGGTTTTTTAGCAGAACCCGGTTTATTTTTCTTTGAGCCTTTTCTGCGCTCACTTGGTTTAGCAGGTGTCTTTCGTGGGTCATTCTTTCCCGGTTTTCCATACTGTAATGCGCTTAACTCTTCTTCTGCATCGGGGTCATTCTTTCGATACCACTTAATGAACTCATCTTCTGTTTTTGCAGGGGAATACAACTTAGTGCCGTCTGCAAGTGTTGATTCATGGATTTCACCATCAAAACCTATTTCTTTTGATTTTTTGCGTGCGCCTTCGGGAGTTCTAAACAAATAATCTTCCATTTTAGCAATAGGATTCATATTAGTAATTGCTTCCAGTTCGGGCATTTAATCATGCCCCTTTCTTTTTAGGCTTATCACAAATGGTATGCTGATGTGCTTGTTCAAGTGTTTGAATCTTTTGTTGATGTTCTTGAGCAATTTTTTCTAATTCCATCTTATGTTTTTCCGTTTCTGACAACATTTCTCTTTTGTGTTTTAACTCAGTAGGAATGTTTTCGACTTCTTGGGATTGTTCCGATTCCCACATACGCAAAACAGTATTAAGTGCAGGTGCGGCAGTACCGCCAATAATTGCTATAAGAGCAATAAATCCGTCAAGATTATCAAGAACTACATCGGGTTTCCATATACCCATAGCCACTACTGAGCCACAAGCAAGAAGCCAAAGATAGATTGCGGGTATGACTGTCCGCTTAATCATTCGGTCATTAAAAGATGTTGCTTTACCGCTACCCATGTTTAAGCGAGTATCGTTATGTTTTTTAATAATATTGTTAAATCATTACAGAAGAACCAGTTATTACAACACTAATTACCCCAATACCTGTCATTATGACTTTTTTCAATAAATCGAAGCCTTGTTGCAAAACTTCATTTTGGATTCGTAACTCACCTTCAAGTCCGGCAAGTCTTGCATCTGTTTTGGTTTGCGCCTTTACTATTTGCGCAGAAAGGCTTTTTAAGTCTTTTACATCTTCTTCAAGATTTTCGACTCTAAACTCCAAAACATTATCTGACACTACATTTCACCTTCTCTTGGCATGTCGTCATCTTCATCTCGTTCTTCGACGGGTTCTTCGTCGGGTGTTTCGGTGCTTACTGGTGCATCTTTGCGCACATCGCCTCCCTCTTCAATAGGCAATGCTACGATTTCAAGTGATTGATTTAGCGAAAGGACTCCGTTAGAATAACCTAATGTTGCCCTGCGCATTTTGTCAAGTCGTGTTTCTTCATCAACAGGTTCAAAGATTAAGTCCGGCAAGTCTGTTTTTACATGATTTATCTTTAACAAATCTAAATGCGCAGAAAATAATTCCATTACAGACTGTCGCAATATGCTTTGTATGCGTCGAATAGCATTGCTTGCCCAAAGGTTTGCAGTATATGATGCCGCAAAAGTGCTACCCTTCTCTTGACCTGCGGCGGTTCTTGGTACTTGCAAAACTGCGGCAATATCTGCGTTAACATTGTCAAGGAATGCGCCACTGTCCGGCAACGCAGTCCTTTGGTCTATGTGTTGTATTTTTACATAGTCGGGGAAAATAGGCACTTGGTCGCCTCTTAATGACTCCATTGTGCTAATAACTTGATTCATAATGAAAAGCAAACGCTCTCTTTGCTCATCGGGGTTCTGTATGTGTTTAACTGCTTCCATGTCAATTGTAATGTATTGCTTTGTCATTGCATCTTCAAGTGCAATTCTGTTATTCATACTGTTATATTTTGCTCGGATAGCCTGTTTTAAAGCAGTAAATCGAGAAGCACCCCAAATACCATAGGTAACTCGGTTTTCATTGTCTGTGAACCAATTGCTTCTGTAATCCATGCGTACATGAAGAACCTCATCTGCGGGAAATTCTTGCATGGTTGTTTCACCTTCACGCAAAAAATATTTCTGCGCACTAATAACTGGGGTATTTTCATCTGCCGTCGCAGTCCTATTTCTATCATCTAGTATTGTTATTTGCGCAACGGGTAAATTTTGCACATCAGTTATACCTTCACGGCTTGTTCCAACCAATTTATTTACATCATTTCCATAAACCATAAGGTTGCGCATAGAATTGATTAGTATGTCATCAAAGTCAATATTATTAATCAAGGCTTGTAGGGCGTTGCGTATGCGAGAGTTTTTTGCAGAACGCCAATTTATGTTGTAGTTATTTGCAGTTAAAGACACTGCACGCACTGCGCCGTTCAATTCGGGGTCAAGTTTAAGCATTTCGTCAAATAAATAAAAATCATTGTTAAAATTTGAGTCATCTCTTAACTTATTTGTTTCTTGAACAATATCGCTTAAACCTGCAATCATTTGAAACGGAGAACGGTGTCCGACATTGTATCTCATTTCATCATTTGTGAAGATAATGGGTTTCGGTTCATCGGTTTGCTTCTTTTTTCCGATTTCACCAAAGAAAGGAATCCGAGCCATGTTGTGTGTTATGAATGCTTGCTTTATCAAGGTATGCCCGAAAAACAATAAAAAGTCAGACAAGGACTGTATGATTTATGGATATTGCGGAGATTATAACAAAGGGTGGCATTGCTTTGATAGTTATTGAAGTAATATGGTGGATTTTGGTTGGTTGGTTTATTCTTTCAAGGCGAAAGAAAAAATTAAGAAAGAATAAATGGGCTTGAGTATCACGATTTCCCTTTATTGTTTTATTTCCTCTTAAGGTATGTAAAAATTATTCTTACAGAATAATGCGCCTTTTATTCTAAACATATAAGAACAAATAAAAGAATTAACACATTAGGCTTTTAGTGCAACGATTTATTTTTTCCTATTTCTTTCTATGTGGTAAAAAGAATTAATTAAAGCAAGCCTTTAAGTGTTAATATAAACAAGGACAGAACATGAGCAGTGATGACGACTATACTAATACAGTCCGAAAAGAGATAGAACATTATGATGGTAATATGGCTAAGTTTTCAAGACACATGGCGAATATTATGCCCGAAATAGAAGCAGAATCGCACCGTTGGCGTTTGCGTATGTTAAAACAACATGAACCCGACATTTTTCCAAGTATTGAAGTGGTTGACTACAATGCAGAAATACCAATGGAGTTTGACGGCAACATGAATCAGTTAGCAATGATTATGGCAAAGCGTTTTCCCGAAATATCAAAGACTGGTTGGGATAATAGAGTTAGGCGTGCGTATGAGCGTAAAGCAGTCAAACAAACAGAAACACCGCATTTTATTGTTGAACATTTGAAAAAGTCTGCATCGACAGGTGAAAATCTATGGAATGTTATAGAAGAACGCTCAAAAGCGGCAATTCTTGCAAATGAAGATGCTCGTTGGGCAGTTTTTCACATGAAGTCTAAGCAACGATACATTGGAATTGCATTTCAAAGTGACCAACACATAGGTAATCCTTTTTGCGACCATGAAAGACTACGCCGTGACACAGAAGTAATTGAAGGACACCCCGATTGTTATGTTATACACGCAGGCGACTACATTGATAACTTTATGATTGACAAGCCACGACCTGCAATGAAAGCACCAATTCCGCCTTCTATCCAGTGGCAGTTATGTGAACACTACATTAACATGACTCCAACATCACTTATGGCTATTGTTGCAGGTAATCACGACCTTTGGACTGCCGGTGCAACAGATTATGACCCACTAAAGCGTCTTGCTCAAGACAGGGGAGTTTTGTATCATCCGTATGAGTTAAACCTCAAAGTTATTCACGGCGATGTTCCTTATCACCTTAGTATTCGACACAAGCGAAGAGGCAATTCAAACCTTGACCCAAGCCGTGTAATTAAGAAAATGTGGGATGACGGAGAGTGTGATTTCGATATTGGAGTTATAGGACACCACCATACACCGTCTGTTGTTCCATTTACTCGTCATGCAGTCGAGCGTTATGCAATAAGACCCGGCGCATATAAGACTATTGACAGTTTTGGTGAAATGTGCGGATTTCCAAGAGAACGCCCAACATCACCTATGGTTATTCTTGATTCAGAAACAAGAGATATACAGGCATTTACAGACCTTCGACATGGACTAAGATTATTAAACACACTAAATGGAAGGAAAGCAGATGCCCATATGGATTAGCCCCGACAAACAATTGCGTATTGCCGATATGGGCGAGGATTATATTGCATTTAATTTGTTTGCAGAAGAAATGGTTGTTGGTATAATGCTTGAAAGAAGCGAGGTTGAGTCGCTAGCGTATGCTTTGGCTGAATACTGCGGCTTCCCGATTTTTAACAGGAGTGGTGACGATGGTTCGTTTAATGACAACCTTTCATCTTGAGCGTAGCAGATATGACATACGCCATTTTTATGAATGGCTTGGGTATAAATGGGGCGACCATATTCAAACATGGCTTGACTTATATGGAAACAATAAAGGAAAGCAGGTTCACCGTGTTTGTATTATTGCGCCCCGTGACCATTCTAAGTCCACAACGCTTCGTGTAAAGTTATTACATATGTTACTTTTTGAAAAGTGGCGTGGCAAACCTTTTACTATTTGGTTATTTTCAGCAAATAAAGACCTTGCTATGAATCGTTTAGAAGAAATACGCCAAGACCTTAAAAGACACCCCGAATTATCTAAAAAGGTTGATTTAACAAAAGGTAACAGATTTGAACTTCGTCTAACAAATGGTGCATGGATTAAGGCTACATCGGTTGGTTCGGGTATTCGTGGTGAACACCCCGCCGCAATTGCTCTTGATGACATTATTGACGACCAAAATGATATGTCCTATGAAGTATATCAGCAGTGGTTCAGAAAAAAACTTACCCCTATGCTATCACCTAAAACCAGTTTGTTTTGTGTTGGCACACCTATGAGCATGAATGACCTTTATCATACTGAAATGTTAGGTAATGACGCATGGGAAACATGGCAAAAAGGTGCAATTGTTAACTATGATGAATGGCGCAATGACCCCGACATTAAACCTGTCTGTCTTTGGGCTGATGAACGACCTCTTGAGTTTTTACTTGAACAAAGAGAGGCTATTGGCGAGTTAGCATTTGCGCAAGAGTATCTTTGTATGGTTGTCGATGATGATAGCGCAGTATTCCCACAAACACTTACTCGTAAAAATCTTGACATGGATAGAATATTGCAAAAGCAAAAATTGCATGAAGGCGACTATATTGTAGGTTTTGACCCTTCACATGGTATCGGACAAGACTATACCGTTGCAATTGTAGTTAGACAAGACAAAGATGGCAATGTTCACATAGTCAATTTGTGGCGACGCAACGATTTCCCTCCTGCCAAACAAATTAAAGTGATTAAAGACTTCGATGACGCATACAAGCACCCAGTATTTGCATTTGAAAGCGCAGGTTTTCAGTCTTTGTATCAATCACTTATTAACCAAAAGGGTCTTACTCTAAATCTTAAAATGAGCAAGGTATCTAATAAAACACTCAAGCAAGGCTTGCTAAATCGCCTTAGAGTATGGTTTGAACAAGAAAAAGTCATTATACCATACGGAAATGACGAAACAAGGCGTGTTATGAGCATACTACTTGACGAGTTAGAGTCGCATGTATGGAAAAACGGCGATATAACGGACAAAGGCAAGCATAATGATACCGTAATGGCTCTTGCACACGCCATAGACCAAGTAAAGTCGTCACAAAACACTGGTTTAGCAGTCATAGGAGGGTCATTAGATGCGTCAAAGTGGTCTGCTGGCAAAAAAACAAAAAGAATTTCAAGAAATAAAAGGTTTGTACCGTTTTTTTAGGTTTATAAGCCCAATTTCAGAAAAATACGGCTAATTTTTTGCGGTGGTTGGCGTGTAAGCCGCCGCCAGTATGCGCAGTTTTTGGCGCATTTTAGAGCATATTTTTTTGCGCCGTTTGATTTTCCTAAACGATGCACTGAGAGCCTGTTTTGCTCATCTGAGAAGTCAAAATAAATCAAAAATTAATAATTAATAACGATTTTCTGATATTTTGAGCATATCGACACTAAAAATTGAGCCAAAAACTAATCAAAAACGACACACTGAGAGCCTGTCTTTCATTTTTCTGCGCAAATTGAAATAAAATCCACTGAGGTTAAACGGTGTGCGTCGGACTTGTTTCAGATGGAAATTTGCTCTTATTTGCTATTGTTAGACATTTTGAGCAAAAACCAAAAACGCATCACTGAGAGCCTACCCACCCCATAACCGTTGTACTGCGTCGCATTTTTCCAATTATCAAACATCAGACAATTGACTCCCGGGGATTGAAAACCGATAGACTGCGCCCCACCCTTTCCGGTTTGTGAACATATTAATTGAAATAAGAATACCATATTTACCGTTTTACGGTTTCAAACTGCGCATTTATGGAAATTGAGCAAAATGGATGAAATGAGGCTTTTCTGACTTTTTCAGTGCAACGGTTTTAATTTTGTTTGAGGTAATTTTGCGCCAAAAAACAGGCTCGCAGTGTTCATATCTCGCCTTCCTGCATCATCGTTTTGCTCAGTTTTCTATTTCAAAAGTTAAAACCGTTGTACTGCGTTTTTATTTTGAATTGCCGTTTTCCGGTAAATGGGTCAAAATTTCCCTCTCTAAACGATAGACTGCGAAGCGGAGGGGGGGTTCTGAGCAAACCCTAAACGATGCACTGCGTCTAAACGATAGACTGCTAGACCGAAAGCCCCATGTCGGCCTGTTTTGACCGGACATAAACGATATACTGAGAGCCTGCGGCCATTTTGGCTATGTCGCCGCTAGTTAACCAATGGTTCAATAGTGCGCCGTTGCCCCTTTACCGATTGAAACCGATAGACTGAGAGCCTACGCCGTCAATTTCCGGTTTCGGGAGTTTTGCAAATCACTTTGGAATCAGATAAAACACCCTAAACGATAGACTGCGCCGCTATTTTACCATCGGTGCAAAAACTACACCTTAGCAGTGCGCCGTTTAGAAACCCGGGGAATTGCCGAAATCCCTAAACGATAGACTGCGAGCCAATTAATAATTCTGCGTCGTTGACTCTAAATGATAGACTGAGAGCCTATTTTGGTCGTTTTAGTGTCCGGTCTTCAACCCGACCATTTTCAGAATCTATAAGAGAAAAACGCTATACTGAAAGCCTGTTTGAAATCGGCGCATTAACCTAAACGATAGACTGAAAGCCTGCTCGACTAAACCGTTATACTGAAAGCCTGCGCAATTTCTAAATGATAGACTGCGCCGCTATTAATTTTCAAACTGCGCTGATTTTGATTTTTCATTTTTCAAAACGCCGTACTGAGCCATAAACGATGTACTGCAAGCCTGTTTTGAAACTGCGCTGAGTGAAAATCAAAACCGGGGTGCGTCAAGGTTTAGTATATCAATCAAACCCCTCTTTGACTCAAGGCACACTGCGAGCCTATTGGCTTTCAGTACAACGGTTTTTTGGTCTGATGTTTGGGGTTTATATCCTCTAAGGACTAACGACAGAATGGTGAGCAAAATGCAAACTAAAACAAGCATAATAAATGCGTTGTTGATGGTCGCAGTGGTCTTTTTAGCACCCTGCGCCGTTGACTATGAAATGATAAGCAAGGACTCTAACGCTGAGTCATCCGAATATGAAACAACAAACTGCGCCGCCGATGGTCTGATAATCACACCATCTCAAATGCTACCTACTAGACACTCGTTTAAGCGAGCAGTCCACCGTTTAGAATTAGCCTCAAAGCGACAAAATCTTAGGGGCGCACTCTTGAGAAGATTCTTTTCTTCTCTAGTAAACCAACCTAAAACGGACACTGCGCCGCTATCTGAGGTTAAAGAGGTTGAAGATTGGGATATTTGCCCGGTCTGTCTAGTGGTTGAAAGCACCACTGAGCCGCTATTTGATAACGGTCTATGCGCTGATTGTAACATTGATGAAGGCTATTTATCAGAAAATCCTCCCGGGGAAGTTTGGCTATTGGCTCGCAGTGTTGTGTTTAGCGTGAGTATTGTGATACTTTCTTTTGGTATTGCATGGCTATTTATGCCTAAATTGTTGAGCAGTGGTCTGTTTGGCGTTGGTCTGATGGCTAGGTCTAAAATGCCCGTCGAGTATGAGCAGTTTGGCCGCAATGTAAAAGGGGCATGGAGAGCAAGAAAGCACTCCAAAAACTCAACTTCTTGCGTTGACTGTCATTGTGAAATTCAAACAGGCGAGTATAAGGTCATGCTACCATCTCCAAACTATGCACAAAATAAGCCGCACTGCTACGGTTGCGCCGTTGAAAATGCCTACTATATCAATGAAATTCTAGGCGGAAATTCTCAGACAGTGCCGACAGTACCAACGACAGTTCCAACCCCACCTAAAACGCAGACTGCGTACCATCCAAAAATGAAATTGAGAACATCAGAACCGACAAAAGAACCAACCAAAAAGTTGACTATTGACTTGAACGGCACAAAATCAACACATAATTTGAAGCATGAGCCAAAGTCAAAAGAGGTCATTGCGGCGCAAATTGTTGATTTACTTGATGGAAATTTAGGCGGCGCAAATGCTCAAATTGATGAGAGCGCAGTTCAAAACATTGTTTGGAAAATTGTTGAACATTTCGATGCTTCAACCGTTGTACCTAGAGCCAATAATGACTATTTGAGATTAAACGACCAAATCAACCACACAGACCAAAAAATCGACGCAAAATATGATGAATTAATCGAAAAAATAGAGAGCAGTCAACCGATTGCGCCGTTGATGGTTCAAAAATCCAAGAAGTCAAAACCTGTCAAAATTACGGGTCTATATCATCCCCAAGTGCCAACCGTGTATAATATCATAACTTCAAGGACAGATAACGGCTATCCGTTGCCCGTTTGGCTCAATGGTGATGCCGGGATAGGGAAGTCATTCTGTGTCAAAACTATCAACGACATGCTACTTGAAGCCGGGGAAATAACCAAAAAACAACACGCAAATTATGGCGAGGTCATATGTTTTGCTGATATGGAAGCAAGCCAACTACTAGGCGGCAAAAATTACAACATGATGCAAGGCGCAACGACTTGGAATAAATCGGGTCTAGTTAAGGCAATACTTGAGGGTGGCCTTGCTTTTGTTGATGAGATAGACAAGGGAGATAACGCCGTTATGACCGTTTTAAACGGAGTTCTAGCCAATAAGTCAATTGTTGACCCGGCAACCGGGAAGGTTCATCAGATGCATAAAAATTGCTTCATAATCGCCGCAGGAAATACGACCGGGCTAAGTTATTCACCGGCATATGTGGCGGCGCAAAAACAGGATAAGTCATTGGTTGACCGTTTCAGTGCTTGCGTCGTTCATTATCGCCGCAGTGTCCGTATTATGGCCGGTATGTGTGGTTTGAAAAGTGCGCCAAAAGAGGTTGAGTGTAGCGATTCCGGCGAGCCGGCATCATCTGAGCAGTTGTTTGAGGCATATGAAAAAGTTTGCGAATTAACGGCGCAGTCTAGCGTTTCGTTCTCATATCGTGCCTTGAGTCATGGCCTCGCAATGGCTCGCAATGGTTGGACTTTGAACGCAATTATTGCAAGGTGGGCGCAAACTGTTGATGAGGAAATGGCTCGCAGTATAGCGAATCACTTCTCAGTTGGCAAGGGTGACGGCTCAGATTTAATTGAGTGCGCAATGATTCCGCAGTCGGTATACGACGGCCAATTGAATGTCGCAGGAGGCGCATAATCGGGGTACTGCGCCACTGAATGACGGACTCGAAAGACTCCCGACTAATGGCGCAAAATCTCAAACTATGGAGGTGAAAAATATGGCTAAATTTAACAAGAAAAAGACAGACGGCGAAGGTGTCGTATATGCTGAGGTCAAATATTCCGGCGGGATATGTGAAATTGGCGTTGCCCCTTCGATGAGTGCCGCAGTTAGAAGCATTGAAAAGCATGACTGCGCCGTACTTATGGATGACCCGGGCAATAACCAACGATGGTATGGTAGAACCGGCACAGTTTCAGATATTATTGATGAAGCACATCAAGGCCGAGCATGGAAACCCGACGCTGAAAAGGCTCGCAGTGTATCGAAAAACGCATTCAAAGGTTTAGAAAATTTTACTTCTGAAATCGTGGTTTCACTGCGCAAAATGCAAGCCGAACCTCGAAAAATGATTGGCTTCTCAATCGACGCACTGCTCAACGGTGATGAAAATATTTTCAGAAACAAAAGAAAGAGAAGAATCAAGCGGGAAACTATCGGGTTATTCGTTCCAATCAATGCACTAGGAGGCATTAATGCCGATATAATGATGTTCAGAATGGCGGCAACTATGGCGGCGGCGCAAATCCTTGAGGCTCAAGGTCAATGTGTTGAAATCTACTCAGTGGCCTATTCAACCGTCGTGAACGGTGATAAATCGGGTTGCGCAATAATCAAGGTAAAGTCGGCAACTGCGCCGCTAAATCTTGAGCAGGCGGCAAGTGCCATGAGTGCATGGGCTTTTAGAACCGTTGGCTTTGGCTTTCGGGGTACTGCGAGCAAGGTTTTGACCGGGCGAAGGTCTAGCGGCTCGGGTTGCTCAGAAAATTTGCCCTACGAATTAGCAGAAAAAGCCGCAGAAATGATGCACTGCGACCACTTCGATGTTGTTGAGTGCATTCCTAGAAGTAACGACAAAAAGCATGAATTGAAGAAAGCAGTTGACGCAGTGGTTAAGACTTTGCTCAAAATCAAAGCAAAGAAAAACTGAGCAAAACGACAGACTGAAAGGCTAAAGAACGAATAAAAAAACAAAAAAGGAGGATTGAAAAACAAACAAAACGGCTCAAGAATTGATGTGCGCCCCGTGTCAATTCAGCCCACTGCGACCCAACGGGGCGATTTTTTTTATTTTTTTTGAATCTGCGCATTTTGCGCAGTTTTTGGTTTTTGCAAATCCGCAAAAATTCTGATTGATTCGGATTGAGCGCAAGCCATACCGAAAACCTCGAAGGACTTGAGAGCAGTGCGTCGTTCTGAACAATGTTCGGCGCAAATTCCTGCGGTTATCCCTGCCTATATGCGCAATGAAACTCTAAGAAAAATTTTGCCTTCCCGCCGAGCCTGCACCCACGCACATACATGCACATACACACATGAGGCACATGCAGGCACATGCAGGCATACGCATTAAATTAATTACTCGCATAATGTGGGGCAGGTGGTGCATTTTGGGTATGGGGTTTATATCCCTTGAATGGGTAGGGTATAGCATGGAGGAAGCACAGAACCCCAATATTGAGCCTGCTGATGTAGTACCCGTTTTCACTGCGAAAACGATGCACTGCGAAACAAATGAAATCGGTTTTATGGTGGCCGTTATGCCATCTGAAATCAATTCAGAAGAATTATTTTCTGAATGGTTGTTGACCCAAACCGTTGAAGTCGGTCTTATCCCGATGTTCTTTGAGGTCAAAATCGGTGAAAAGGTAATCATTGCAGGGGGCGCACAAGAATGAGCAACAAAATAAACGGCATGATAAAAATGCTAAGAGAGGCGAGGGATAAGGCGCATGACTATGAGGAAGGCGTTGATTTCCACTGGGATTGTCTTAACAATCGCCGCCACTTTTCAGATGAAACAATTTCTATGAGCGATTTGGAGAAGATGAGCGTTCACTTTGGAACAATTCAAAGAAAATTGCAAGAAATGATTGATGAATTGTGCGCACTTAAGGCGGAGGTTGATGAGCAATGAGCGCAGTCCACCCTAACACCTTCACTGCCAAAGGTCAATCCACACTAAAAACAGTGCGCCGTGACGGTATTCTTCATGTATGCAGAACGGGCGAGAAAGAGCAATTTTATACCCTTTACCTTGAGGTAAAGTCCACCAAATCTGACGGCGCAACCTCCCACTATTGCCAATTTGTTCAGAATCTTGCGCACAAAGAAGAGGATGCAATCGCTAAAGCGACAGTCTTCGCTCAAGAAAAATTGGCGAAGTGGCTTGACGGCGCAGAATTAGAGGTTCACCCCGAACCACGCCCTGTTTATACAAGGTTTGAGATTTTCGGCATCGAAATGAAGATGAGCAAAAAGCGCACAACATGGTATGGCAATTGCAACGAAACCTTTTGGGATGAATGGCGCACACGCAAAGCGGAGATAAAGGGGCATGGCTACTGGGTCAAGCGCATGGAAGGAACATGGCTTCTTTTTAAGAAGGTCGAGCAAGATGAAATTTCATGGGAGTCGATTTGAAATGAATGTCATTCTCGGTATATTAATCATTGGCGCAGTCCTATGGGCGTATGCGTCATTCATGGAATTTGCATTCAAAAAGGCAGTCGGGGCGGCGGGTTGCTCACCCTCCAAAAATAATCCCGCACCCCCTGCCAATATTCAAACCTCAATTTTTGACTATGTGCAAGAGCCTGCCCCTGCGCTGAGTGTGCGAGGCGAAGCCTTCAACACGCATATATGCGCAGATGAGCCGGTTTGCACTGGTAACTGCCGAATGGCGCATATGCAATGGTCTAAACAAAGAGCATTGGACTTACTGCCCGATGTTCAGACGGCGAGAGCGTCTTTCATGTCTGACTTAGGCAAGAGCGCAGAAACCGAAGGTTTGCTCATGTTGTTTGCAGAAATGCTTATGCTTGCGCCATTTAACGAATGTCAATTCCGTTCCTTCATAGAAGGGTTTGGCGAAGGTGCATGCACTTGCAAACAATCAGAAACCACCATTTCAGACCATGACCTTTTTGAGCAGGTGATGGTAGCATTGAACAACGGAGGCGAAGAAGAATGATTACCGTTCACTTGTTCCGCTTTTCTGTGCGAATGCCTGCGTTCATGTTCCCGCTTATCATAGGCGCATGTCTGCCGATTCTCCCTATATTGGCACTTTGGGGCAATTTGGGGGTTGAAGCATGAGCAACGCTATAAACAGGAATGGAGTCGGTTCGGATATGACGAACCAAAACTGGACTTGCCCCTGCGGAGAATCTGCCGACCTTTACGGCGCAAACATTGGCGGTGTTCCAGTGTGCGCATCATGCGAGGCAGAAGAACGATATGAAACGAGCGTTGCTATGGCAACGGCGCACGCAGAATTATTGAAACCCAAACTCACAATTGAGTTAGTGCCTAGTGGCACATGGGGCGCAAACTTACGCAGTATGCTGACAAAGACGCAGTGGGATAAACTGCGCAAGCAGTGCTACGCAGAAGCGGGTCATGTGTGCGAGATTTGCGGAGATTCCGGTTTGAATCAAGGGCGCAAACATGCAGTGGAGGCGCATGAAGTTTGGACTTATGACGACGCAAACTGTGTTCAGAATCTTGAGCGCATAATTATATTATGTCCGAGATGCCACCAAGTCAAGCACATGGGGCGCACACTCAAGTATGGCGGAGGCTACAAGGCGAGGGCGCACATGGCGAAGGTGAACGGTATGTGTGAAACGGGTCAAAGAGCATATGAAGAATTGGCCTTCCTTGTTCATGCGCTACGGTCACGCTTCCGATGGACTGTAAATATTGACGCACTCAAGCAGTACGCAGGCGAAGGCTTGCCCTTGACCGCCGAACAGGTCAAAACGGCCATAAAGAAGGTCAGAAGCGGAGGAAATGCCTAAAGGGTTATAACCCCGCACTGCTTGAGATAGGTTAAGGAGGAACAAAAAATGTTGAATATACCCCAAGATTATGAGCCATATAAATTAAATTGCGTCGCAGGTGATGCCGTCGTCGGTATCTTGTGCCGCAGACCGGATGGAGGCGTGTCAGACTGGCACGCAAAAATGAACAAAAAAGCCATGAACGGCATCTGCCCGATTTCCGGCGCAGAAATGAAACAAGTCAGCAAAGGCGTATATGTGCGCAAGACTGGCGACATTACCGTAGTAATGACAAACTCAGCCGCAACAAGAGCGCACTTTAACGGAAGCGCAAAGCACAACACTGTAACAATTGCGCCGAAGAAGCGCACATACACATACACAAAGCCAAAGGCTACCGAAGCAGTCATCGAAGATATTGACATTGCAAGCGCAGTTTCAGAAGCAATGACGGAGGCGGGTCTTTGATGCGCAGAAATGAATGGGGAGAGCCAATTGGCGACTCGGTTGATATGTTCGGAAACCCGACTGGGTGGACTGATGGCGCAGGCGCAGTGGATATGGGCGACGGAATGTTCATTCCAACCACGCAATACGAAACCATCAGACTGCCGGAGGAATTAGGCGGCGACTGGTGCGCAGTCTTGCACCAACACGCTATGCGCTTGCCCGATGGCAGAATCGGAATTTATCATACTCTTGCGCATTCAACAATTGACTGCATCAGTTTGCGAAACGGCGACGGTGCGCTATGGGTGCGCAAGCCAAAGGCGGAATGCGAGCATTTGAATTATAGTGATACTATGACCGGCGCAGTTTGCAATGACTGTGGCGCAGAAGAAGGAGGCGAAGAGGAATGAACCAAAAAGACCGGAAAAAAATAGCGCAAAGATTAGGCAGACTGCAAGAAATGCTTTCAGAAATTGAAGAATTGAGGAATTGGGTCGGCGATTATGCGGCGCAAGAATCAGAAAAGTTTGACAACATCTGCGAGTGGATGCTTGAATCAACTCCTATGGGAGAGGCGTTAGAGGAATCTGCGCAGGCACTTGAAGAAGCAGAAGGCGAGTTAGATGAGGCGCATATTGCTTTAGAGAGCGCAATAACCACTTTAGAGGGGGCAATTGAATGAAAGGAATAGCAAACAGATTAATGAAAGCAGTTAAAGATGCGAGAAAGAAAAGAAGAATGGAATTATGCGAAAAATCATGCGCAGGTTCAACCGATGAAGAAATATGTTATTGTGAGGGTGAAGAACAATGAGCAAATCAATGTTTTACATGCTTTGGTCTGACGCAGGCGAAGGCTACGCAATACAATTTGACGGTCTTTTGTACGGCGAGGAAGTCACAAACAGACACATTGCGTTCTTTTCAAGCGCAGAAAATGCAAGCAGATTTGTTGATGATATGAACAGGAGATTAAATTCTGACTGCGCCGAAGAATGTTTATGCGGCGGAGATTTCAAGGAGGCTTTCCAGTGAGCGCAACATATCCCGCTTTTGTCGTTGATGTTGGTTTCGGCGCAGACTATACCATATTTTCAATAGAGGGCAACCCACGCCTTACTCGCAATATAGCGCAAGCAAATGAGAAGGCGGAAGCATACGCAAAGAAGTATTTGCGCCCCAAGCAAATCAGCCACGCAATTTATCTTGTGAAAACACAAGAAGAATTTGACGCAATGATTGAAAGGAGGTTGCGCAGATGAGCAACGCATTCACCGCAGACCGTGAGCAGATGAGCAAACGGACACTAGCAGAAACGCTGAAAGCGTGCGTTATATGGATAAAAAGAGGGGCAGGTTTATATCCCTCAGACACTACGCTTGAATCAAGGAGAGATTGAATTGGAAGAATACTGGATAAAAATTGAAACAAATAGCAAACCTACAATTATAGCAAAAAAAGAGAATGGAAAAGGCGAGCCTTCGCTTAAAGATATGCAAGGCGCAGTCGGTGGACTGATTGAGTATTGCACCTTTGGGCGCAATGTCAAACTCCCAATACCGGCAGAAGATAACTCCGGTCTAATCATGGCTGAAATTATTGATGTAATTGCGCACGAAGAAGGGCGCATTTATGGCGAAGAACCAAACTTAATTGGCACATATGCCGCTTTCGGTATGCCTGCGCAAGAAGCACCTTATGCAATCGTTGGCGATGTTCTCGTTCATGTGCGCATACCGCAAACGCCGGAGAGATGCAGTGTTGACCGAATGTTGGAGATGGTTATGGGGATAAAGAAAGTTTCTCACATGATATTCCCAAGCGCAGGAAGCAAAGACGCAGACTATGAAATAAGAGGTGAAGAAGAATGAATACTGAATTAAATCATTTATTATTATGGTTGCATTTAAGGCATCCAAAGGTTCATTTAGAATACGAAAAAGTATTGGCAGGTGAAGAAGAATGAGCGAAGCAGACGACGCAATGAGCAAGAAAATAGAAACACCAAGCGACGCAGTGGGTTTTCTGTATCAGACTTTTTTCGATGCGGGGTTAATCTTAAATCCCGATTTAGGATTTTTGAAGGCAGATAACACAAGCGCATTTTCTAATATTTCAGATATTTTGGCGCAGTTAGCACAGGCAAGACTCGTTGAGTGTGAGCAGATTTTGCACAAAATGGATATTGACCTTTGGGAAGTCTGCATAGAATTTCACATTGTAAAGGCGCACTTAGACATGGCGGAAGGTTGCAAAGGCAACAACGGAATGTTCACCCAAGAATGGGAAGATATTTTGCGCAATTGGGGAAACGGTCAAGTCACTGGAAGGCGTGTTGAAATGATGCTCGAAGAATCAGAAGGCGATAAAGACTTTAGGCGCAAAAACCACCTTTTTACAATCATTTCAAAGGTTCATGGAAAACACCCTGCGCTAAATGGAATCCCCACGCACACAACGCACGAAAACACGGAGGCTATGCTCATTTGTGAATCAATATTACCGCATGGTTGGCTCTCAAGAGTCAATGAATTGATGCAAGAGTTACACGGCGCAGAAGATGAATTTAACACTAAAAGATTCAGCGCAGAAATGAACCAAATTCCCGAAACGGTGAAAGATACACTGGATGACACCATACTATCAATGAATGACTACGATGATGACCCTACAAGGGGCATGGAGTGGTGAAGGGTTTATATCACTAAACACGCAGGAAGGAACACAGGAGATGAAATGATGACAGAAATATGCTCGATATGCTACAAAGCGATTAAAGAACACAAAGATGACCTTGCAGGCAAGGTCTATTGGACTCAAGGCCACAATGCGCAACCTTTGAGCGCAGATGACACAAGCCACGCAAGTATGCTTGACCATACTCGATGTTGCGATTCATGCAACGACTTGGTGGTTCAAGTGCGCATTATGCAGGCGTTTGGTTGGCAAGATGTACCGCAGAAAGTTATCGGTTGGTTCAATAAAGCAAAGACGCAGACAGATATGATAATGGCGCACATGCGCCTAACGCAATTGATTAAAGCAATGGCGGAACAGGAGGCGAACATAATATGAACATAGAAGGAATGAATGAAACTGTCGCAAAGGCGGCTCGCTTGATAGAGGAACAACAAAAAACAATATCACGATATGAGAAGTTAACAGGTATTCAAGACTGGGCTTTGAAAGCACTAAGCAAAACATTGCAAAGCGTATGTGATAAGTGCGCAGATGTTGCAAGAATCACAGATGACCCCGAAGTGCAGAATAAAATGTTTGGCATTGTCGAAGATGTTGAGAAACTTCAAGAGGTTGCGCAAAAGCAAATGAAAGAACTAGAGGACATTTGAATGCGTCAAGTTTGGGAAAATAACCCGAAGATGGTTACTGGAATGCCACGCAAACCACGCAAGAAATGCCCTCATTGCAATAAATGCGTGCGCAGGGCGCAGGAAGGCATATACGAATGCACTAACGAAGATTGCGACCACTACGGCGAAACATGGTTTGGGGAGTTTTTAGAATGAATATTTTTATCCTTGACGAATCGCCAATTTATGCGGCTATGTCATATTGCGATAAGCATGTGCCAAAATTAATTGTGGAGTGTTTTCAGATGCTTGGCTCGGCTCAACGCAGACACGGCGCAGAAGATGCAGATATGCCTCTTACATCAAAAGGAACTCCACTTTTGGGGGGTTATGCGCACCATCCCGCTACTCTTTGGGTTGGCGCAACCAGTGAAAATTATATGTGGACTTGCTTTCACGCCGCAATGCTTTGCGAAGAATACGAAAAGCGATTCGACAAGACTCACGCCTGCGCAGACGGCATTGAGCATTTGTTTATGATGGCTGACAGAATCCCCGAAGGGGAATTGACCGAGTTTGCGCAATGTATGCCCGACGAGTACAAGGTGGAAGGTGATGCAGTAAGCGCATATCGTGCGTATTACAAAGGAGAAAAGGCATACTTTGCGGAATGGCGCAAAGGTCGGCCTGCGCCTTATTGGTGGAATCAAGATTGGATTTATGGAATTAATTATCCCGCTTCCTAAAACTGCACTTAATGTATTTTGCGCACTAGGTTTATTTTTTACACTTAGTTATTTAGGGAGTACGAAAAAAAAAGTTTTCCGAATGATTCAGAAAATTTTCCGAGAAAAAATATTTCCAGTCTTTAGATAAACATGATGATTGAACAAATTGAAAACATAACCGGCAAAGAAGTTATACCCATAGATAGAGCGACAATGATTGACTCTCTAATTGAACTATGCGAAGCATACAAGCGGGAAGCAGAAGTAAAGAACGAAGCGATGCAGATGTGGTATAGGCGAGCGATTGAAGCAGAAGAAAAACTGCGAGCCGTTGAGAACATACAGACGCACGCACATGCACATAAGGCAGGTGGTGAAGAACCCTTTCTTAAGAAAAGACATATCCTCAAACCCAAATCAGAAAGCGACGACGAAGAAAAAAGACTTATTCTTAGAGCCAAAGCATTCAGTCAAAGAAGCGAGCAAGAAAAAAAGTGGGATAAACTCACCGAAGAAGCCAAAGAAAAAGGGCTTCTTGAGAAGGATGATGAACGGCATCTTTCAGATATTGATTTCAACCTTTCTAAGCGTGAGAGTTGCAAATGTTGCTTGAACGCAGGTTGATAAGAACGAGGCACTTGTTCTAATTTGATGCAACCGTTTAGATACTGCGCCGAGTGGATTTTGACACGCCCCCAAGATATTATTGTTGAGCGATTTATTGGTTGGCGCAGGGCAGGCAAGCGCAGACTCTTTGCACCCTTCGCTATCTTGCGCATGGGTGAGTATCGTGTGGCAGTTGATGGAAAGAGCGCAATTTGGGATTTAATTGACGCAGTACAACCGGATATGCCAAGAAGAATTGTGAATCAAGGAATGAAGGGCGAATTTGTTTATGAGCAGACTTTTGCGCAAGACTTACAAGATTTCATTCACGAAACAGAAGTCCATGTTCTTGCTTTTAGGTGCGCACACGCATATATGCCCGAACCAAACACTACTGATATGTTTGATGGTTATACGCAGGTGTCTGTTAAAGCGCAAACCAAACCCCAAACAATCTTGACTGCGCCGAAGTCATGGGGTGAATCAATCTGTCTTTATCTGCCTATGCGCATTTATGGAGTCGGTATCAAGTGGCTGCCTTCACTGGTAGTCGGTGACTATCCTCGATTAGTAATTGCGCAGTCTTTGAGCGAGAGTAAAGCATTTGATTTGGAAACTGATGTGCTGATTTCAAGCGTGGTCTTGGGCGGTGAAGATGGCGCAGACTATCGCCCACACGCTACGATAAAGCGCACTAAGCCCACTGCAATTATTAACACTATTATGCTAAGACATTATGAGTTATGCGACAAGGGGCATGAGTTAGTTAGTGCTAAAATGAAATGGCGTAAAGGTGATGTGGGAATGTTATTCCGAGAGATAGATGAAATTGAGCATAGCCGGGTCAAGAGTTTATTCTTTTTACCTCCTGTAAAGAAATAGGAAGAAAATAATCGACGCACTGCGAGGTCAGAAGCGTAATTCTTTTTATTCTTCTTAGATGTTTAGATAAAACGCCCCTTTAGAATAATTCTTACACACCTTAAGAGGAATTAAAAGAATTAGCACAAGTTAAGAGCAGTGGCTCTTTTATTTATTTCTTAATTCTTTCAAAGTGTCTGAAACAAATAAGAGGGTTTATACCAACAAGCCCTTTAGCATTAAACAATGAGCGAGAATTATGAGTTTAGAACAATCGGTGAAACTGATTTTTATACCAAGCCAAGCGTCGATACTGCGACACATTTGTTGATAGTCAATACCAATGACTCAAGCAACCTCCCGACCCTGTTAGGCGTGGAGTTAGCGCAGGCAGAAAGGGAAATGTCAAGGGTGGGCTACATAACTTCAAAGCATGTTTTGACGAAGCCTCATAGATTACTAGCAGAACAAAATCCTATGTGGCCTTTGTTTCAATACAAAGAAACACTAATCGCTATGATTAACTCTCCGCCAGTGATAAGCAATAGTGGTAATGCGCAAAGAAATGAATGGTTATTTAATTATCCTCCGGCAAGAGATATTGTTATGCGCTTCGCACATCTTGAGCGTATAGGCGCACTGACAACCTTCGCCCTCAACAGATTATTTGTTGAACCAATGCCGCTACCCAATGAATGCGCAGTAGTGCGTGGAGAAGATATGGGGAATGAAGAATGCGTTGAAACATTACAGGCGTTATGGTCTTGGCTAAGTCCACAGATTGCGCACTTGATAGGGATTGATTCGGCTATTTACATTATGCCGCCGGAACGGACAAATCATTTTGTTGAGCATTACCCAAATAAAAACAAGCCTCAGTTTGAAAGAGCGCACTTCAAAGAAATGTGCGACCTACTACGCAAGGATGGTTACAAAATACCAAGAGGGGCGGCTAATAGAGCGCAAAAGTTATATTCTGAATTTACTACGGAGGCATTAGAACGGGTGAAAGAATTGGTCGGTGCTACACAAGATAATCAAATAGCAGATACGGGGGCGATGTTCCAATGAAAGTAAAAAGTAAAGCATGGGATTATTTACAAATAATCAAACGACAAGACTCGTTTCACATAACAGAAAACGAAACCACCTACATATTACTTGCGCTTATCGAGAACGGTGCAGTCCATGCAGATGAAATATGGATGGCTGAGAAGGTGATTGAAGCCTATGAAGAAGTGATGGAGGCTGAGAAGGTTGACTGATATATTTGACAAGGTTCAGCAGTTTTGCGATGATAACTATTTGGTTGATGTGCAAGATAAAGTGCCTATCTTCTTATGTAGCATAGGCGCACATATGTTTAACGCAGTCAACAAATGCAGTATGTGCGACTTCGACCCACTCAATGCACCCGAAGGTTCTTTCACAATTGATGAATGCCCGTTGCGTCATACAGATTATCCTATTTACACTCCCGCAACCCGTCTTGCAGACACACGCATTAACATCTTGATTAGAGGGCAGAAAGGTTCGGGAAAGAATGTATTGCTTGACTTGTTCTGCGCAGAAAACACTGGCTTACTTTGGAACAACGATGCTTTGAAAGGAACGGGTTTCAGAACCATGTTCGGCGCAAACAGTATCACTGAGGCCGGTATGTTTGGTTCAGTCAACGATGACGGCGATATTATGGGAAATCCCCTTGCTCGTTATATGTGCGGTGGGTTTGTCTGTTTTGAAGAGTTTAGCAGTATGTCTGATGCTTCACGCAAAGACCATTCCGTTGATATGAAGAACCAATTGCTAACTTCCCTTGATAGCGGAAGAGTCAACAAGTCAATGCGCAGTGGTTGGGTAAAGTACAACACACGCATGACAATGTGGGCGGGTACACAACCTGCTAGGTTTGAGTTAGAGTCCGGTCTTGACCGAAGGTTCTTCATCATAGACATTACAATGACTCCCGAAAAGGAATTTTTGTATAAGCAGGCGCAAAACAAACAAGCGAGTATCGAGCCTGCAATGAGAAAAAAGTTAATCCAAGATTCGATAGACTTGCGCAAATGGTTCATTGAAAGACAACAACAAGTTATGGCGAAGAAACCACAAGGCGTTGTATTCGGGGAAGAGTTTGAGCAATGGGTCTTACAAGAAGCGGTGCGCAGTTTTGAATCCGATTTATTCCGCAGACTGGCGATTGGTTACACAATGATGAAAGGTGAATGGAAGGATAAGGATTTGCTGATTGTCGAGTTAGACGACAGACTGCGTGAAATTCTCGAATCTTCTTTGAAGATGCGCAGAAATGTTATGGATGAGGATATTCGATTGATACGCACTACATTTTGGGAAAAAGATATTCCCCGTTCTGTATTGCTAAAGGATATTGCTCGGTTGATAACCAATAATGATTATCAAGGCGCAAAGCGATGGATTGAAGATTATCTGTTGGGGCAGGCGTGGTTCAAAGAATACACACCTAAGAAAACAGGAAGAGGGCGCAAAGGTGTTATGTGCCGATTTGGATTTGATGAGGTGAAAGCACATGAAAAGGAATAAGATAGTACATTATAGAAGTAGCAGAACAGGGAATGTTGCAAAATACAAACCGTTTCTTGACTCTTGCGAGCGTTTGCTCAAAGAAAGAGGCGCAATGCACAAGAAAGATTTAGTGGCCGGTGCGTCAACGAAGAAAGGAACAAAACTGCGTTGCGGAATACCAATTCACAAAGCAATGTATTTTGCGCTAATTAATGACACAGAAAAGAGATTCAAGCATTTAGGTGACGGAGTTTGGGGCTTGGCAGAAAAGGAAGTGAAAGTTTGAGGCACAGTAAACCCAACCCTCCTAATATGCGCAGAAGGCGTTATGGTAAATGGCTTGACAGGGCGGCAGAATTGTTGCGTGTGAGTGGGGAGTCGAGAACCGCTAACTGGCTGATAGAAAATTTGCCCGACGATAGGCATTCGCCACCAAACGCAAACAGTGCGGCGCAGAAATTGAAAAAGGATAAGAGGTTTGGTTCTTTCATGGGTAATACACAAGATTTACACCATAGTAATTACAAGACAAACTTTTTCTTTTATGAATATGAAGGTGGGAATGATGAAGAGTAAATGGTTGGTTGAACAAAGACTTGGGCATGAAGATGACCCAATTACAATAGAGGCTTTGAAGTGGGTTCTTGAATCCCCCGAATGTCCTTTATGCGCACATAAGGATAGGCGGGATTGGGAAATACAGATTTTTAATGGTGCAATCACCACTGCTTATCTCGAAGCAAAGAATAACTGGGAAGCAGGCATTGTCGAAGAACACATGACTGCGCACATGGACTATGACCCCGAAGAAGCGCAAACTGTTGAAAAGGCTCGCAGTGAAGCGATTAGCACATTGGATATGGCCGAGGATGTATTTTCACGCATAACAAGATGGCTCGATGAGTGGGAGGCGCAGAAGTCAAAAGACGGTATTGATGCAGAATGGTTATCCACTGCCACCCGTCTTGTTGCGCAGGCGAACACGAACATTAAGTTGATTGGTACGCTCAAGAAAGAGATTGGTGTTGATTCTCAAATGCTACTTGCGCATCAGCAAGTTAATGGGGTTATGGGAATACTTGTCGATACATTGCGCAACGAACCTAAACTGTTGAATCAGATAGAAATGCGCATTGGCGCAATGAAATCGCCAAGTCATGTCGTCGTTGAAGATGCAGATTGGGAGGTCGTTGACTGATGGGAGTTACATACGGCAAGGATAGGGGCAGTTTGGGTTACTCAATGAAGTCAAGGCAAATGCGCAGATGTAATACTTGCGGTTACACTGCGAATGTATTATACGCTTCGCACAGAATTTATCGTGATGGAAAGCGCACATACTGCGGATATATGAGAGTGGTTGACAATGAATGAAGGTGAGCCGGTAAAGTGGCGTGCGCACTTCAACCAATTAATTTCAAGACCAATTCCCGAATCAGAATTTCCCGAAATAGCGCAAAGAATGTTTAGCGATGGATTGGTTGCTATTTTGACGACAGATGGTTTGCGTTGGTTTAGCGGCAGATACCGAGTCAGTGCAACAGTGGTTCGTGAAATGTGGAATCTAAGTGAGCATCAATTCAAGCGATTTAATCGGTGGGTTTATAGGAACGATGCGTTTATTGGTTTATGTGAGGAAGAAGAAGATGATGACGAAGTTTGAAATGAAGTTCGCAGATGAATACGGCAATTGGTCGCACGATGAAACAGTTACCGGAGAGTATCAATATGTCTTTGCGTGGTTGCAAGGCTATTTGAAAGCAGGTACATACTCGCTAGTATCAATCGAAGTGTTGGAGGTTGTCGCATGAGAAAATTGATGGGGCTTGAATGCGTAGCAGATTTTACTAGCGTTGTCCGTTGTGACGATGACTGGACTCCAAACCATGTCAATCATGTCAGTCGAAATTATAAAATAACAAATATAATTGATGTTGAAGATGCGCCAAACATTGTTGGGTATTTGCGCATAAGAACAAATTTAGAAGAGTTTCTTTTGGTTGTAGCAGGCGACTGGGGGCGAACAGAATGAAAGCAGATAGTTTCTTCGGCGCAATGCGATTCATAAGCAGTCGCACTAACGCTAATGATTTTATGGCGTGGTTCTTCCCGAATAAGCCATTTGATGATTACCACATGAACAAATGGGTTCAGTTTAGAGATAATCCTATTGCTTTTTGGTGTCATTCAGACGCAGGCATAAGAACCGAGTTTGAAAAAGTCGTCAACACTATTGCAAAGGAGGGGAAGAAATGATGGTTGCGTGTGAGAAGTGTGGGGTCAAACTAGACATTGAAGATACTTTCTTGACTACCCCGACAAAACAGAATCCAAGAGAAGTAAGATTATGCCAAGAATGCTATGCTGATGATGAATTGGGGGTAATACTATGAGTAAGCAATATAGAAAATTTGCAGTGGAAAGAGCAGTGCAAGATTGGGAACAAACATATGAATGGTTTAGCGCAGATGCGTTGTTGCCGAGAGCGATTATAGCATTGCCTCAAGCGCACATGCACATGAATGTGTATGCAGTCGCAAAAGCCCTGCGTATTCTTGAGAGCAAAGGCGCACTTGAAGGGCGCAAAAAGAATGGAGTCAAAGAATACAGACGAGCAGGTGTTTGGTGTGGGCGTTCTCATTTTCACGCATGATGCGCAGAAATACCGTGAAGGTAATTTTGTTGAAGGAAACCATGTTGTTTCAAACCCTCAATGCGCCGACTTGACCGTGATTGTTCATAAAAAAAATCCTAAAGCGAAAGAATGCCTTGAGTGGTTGCCCTATGTCGCATATAGAATGGTGTTTGTTTGCGAAAATCCACCTAATATAAAGAATAATGACGCAGTGATTTATGACGGTATCTTCAAAAAACAGGACTATACTCGTAACATAGACGCAACGCTAAGGTGGCGTGATAGGAAGAAAGCATTTGCTGAATGCGCTAAAGTACCTATTCCGTTGATGCTTGCCTTCCTTAAAGAGAACAACAAAGACATATCGCTTTGGCGCACACTGGCTGAGGCTTTCACCAATGTTCCCGAAATATACCAACAAGCAATGGTTACTTTTGCGCATACGCCAATACGCAGAATGGCATATCCAAAGAAGAAGAAGAAAGAAGAAGGGGTGCTTCCGTTTGGAGTGCGCAAAGATGATTTACACTGGGAAACAATAGTCAGACAAGATGAAAGCATTGCTAACAAACTGCGCACATCTAACAAAGACTCTCTCCCAAAGGGTGTAAAGAAAAAGCAACAGAATGAAGATGGGTGGTTATAATGAAAGATGTTTTTATTTTGTTACTATTCTTTTTAACTCCGGTCTATGGTTATTTTTGTTATGCCTTTTTTGCACCGTTTTACTACATGGCGCAGAATAAACACGCAATGGAAAACCCAAAACCAAGATTGACAAGTGAGGACTCTTCTTTTTCTGCCTCGATGTTTCTTGCAATGGGCGATGATTAAAATACCTTCTCTTTGTGTATGCGCATCAGTGGCAAAGAACAACTCCCGCCTGCGCAGAACAATTGTTCGTATATTGTTTGAAAATGAAGATGGTTTGACTCGTTCAGAAGTAGCAGAAAAATTGCATGGGTTAGGCATGTTTCGTGATATTCCCTCAGAATCTAGTCTTGCGGCATTGATTAGCAAGAATGCGCAAGTAGTCAAAATCGGTCATGCGAAGGTTGAGTTAAGCAACGGACTATCTGTGCGTAATATGGTGTTCGGTATTGACAGGGATTTGATTCAAAGCGAAGAAGATATTGAATTGACAATGCCGTATTCTTGTATGACAAATGAGTTAAAAGAAACTGCGCAAAGGTGTCCTAACTGCAAACAGATGAGGCACATGCCGAAAATGGAGATATGTCTTGTTTGTGAGAGGCGTGGGGTTTAAGAGGACAGTTATATTCCTTACAAACATGGCGGAAAGATACTTACACAAGAGCAATAATAAGTATAACACTTCAAACCCAACATACGCTTGTGGCGAACCTGTTGAGCATAGACCTAACTTAACCGATGCGCAGGCTATGGCGTTAAAGACTTGTCCTAAGTGCTTCCCTAATGGGAAACCTGCATATTTGTTAGGCAAGGGCAATGTTTTGAAGGTCGAATCCAAAGGGGCTGATTGGTTATGATTTTCATTATAGGAATCGCAGGTCGTATGCGCACTGGTAAATCAAGCCTTGCTCGTTTGCTTGAGGAATACCTTTCACATACGCATACAACAATGACATTTTCATTCGCAGAAGCAGTCCGGCAAGAAGTAGCAAATGCTCTTTGGCCGAATCATGGTTCAGCAGAAGCAAGATACTTTTTGTCTTTGAAAGAAGCAGAACATAAAGAATCGGTGCGCCCACTGCTACAAGCGTTGGGTCAAGCAAAGCGAGAAATGGTTGATGATGATTACTGGATTGACGCATTGCGTGATTCAGTCAACCGCCAAAAAGAAACATCAATTGTAATAATAGACGATGTGCGCCATCATAACGAAGCAGACTTCTGCATCGAGAACGGCATACTCATAAAGTTGCGTGCGCCCGAAAGCACACTGATTGCAAGAGGCGCAAATCCCGAAAGGCTTGCGCATTATTCTGAAACTGCTATGTACTATTCTGCATCGGAAGGCGAGTTAAAAAACCCACATAAAATTTTAACCCTCAATACGGCGGGTCTTTCGCCAAAGGGCATGTTCAAAGCATTGCGCCCTTTCATTGATGAAATACTGGAAGGTGAATACGAATGAGCAGTCAAGGCGCAAACGATATTGCAGAAGAATGCGGTTATAATTCCGCCGTCGAAATGATTATGGACTCTTTAACAGAAGAAGAAATGAAGGAAATGTTGCGTGAGTATTTACATAACGACGATACTCTTTATGATATTGCGCATGAAATAGCAAGTCAGCAACACGAATATGTTGACTGGGAACAAGTTAAGTCAGACGCAGAAGATGCGGCTTATCAAGCGTTTAGAGATAGAATGTATGACGATGATGACATGGTGGGTTGTTAAATGATGCGCATTATCAAATACTTCTTGAAAAGAAGGGGTGTTCTTTGCATGATGTGCGAAGATGCTATTGCTACCGAATCACAACAAGTATGCAAAGAGTGCGCAGATGAGTTATATGACATAGAAATGCACTACTACCATAGAGATGAAATGGAGAGGATGAGATGATTTGGTGGGAGAAATACAGACCAAAGACAATAGATAATTTTGTCGGTCAAAGAACCATTGTGCAAGAAATAAGCAGAATAATTGAAGGAGATGCACCTATGCAACACTTTCTATTTTATTCAGTCGGTGCAGGCACAGGCAAAACTACACTGGCGAATATTCTTGCGCATAGTTTGGGTTACACTTTGCACACTTTCAATGCTTCATCCAAGAGAACTAGGGGTATCGAGTTTGTTGAAGATGACTTAATCCCTCTTGCGCAGAATGGCTACAAACAAACAATCATTCTTCTTGATGAGGCAGACCAATTAACCCCTGCGGCGCAAAGCGCATTAAAAGGTGTTATTGAAACCTCAGATGCTTACTTCATCTTAACTTGCAATGATTTGAGCAAAGTTTCACAATGGCTTCAATCAAGGTGTCAAGTGCGTACTTTCGCACCCCATACGAAACAAGATATGAAAGACTACCTGCTCTCCATCGCAGACCATGAAGGATATGCCGTTGAAAAAGAGGTTGACTTCATTTGCAATATTCATACTGGCGATTTGCGCAATGCAATAGGCGCACTGCAAGCAGTATGCGGCATGAATAATGACACTGCATGGCGTTACTTAGAATCAATCGGCGGAGATTTTGACGCACGAAGATTTCTGCGCCTTGCTTCAACCGAGAAGGCTTTGGAACAAGCAGTGAAAATGCTCGGTAATGCAAATATGCGTAGCGTAGTGCGCACAGTATTTGACTACGCAGTGAATAATCCAACAAACCCTAATGCGGTTGCTAAAGTCGTTGAGGCGGCAATAACAAGCGAGCGTGATTTGGTAAATGGCGTTGATGAAAGCATTGTCAGATGGGATTTTACCCGAATGCTTGGGATATAACCACTGGGTTTATATGGATAACACACTAAGGACAAAATACACCGGAGAATGAAAAAATGGTTGACGAAAAGATAATAGAAAGAGTAGCAAAGAATGTTGGATGCCCTGTGGAAACACTGCTTGCAAAGCACGAAACTGTGCTTTCTGCTAACAGTGCAAACTTAAAGGCAAATGGATTATCCCAAGAGGATATTGACATGAAGTGCCTAAGAATGGCGGCGGCAGAAATGAGAGTTATCACTGCAAGACTTGCTCGCAGTGGTTGCGAAAACATCGAAGGAATGTTTGTTAGCGTTCCACGCACAAAGGACATTGCGGCACGACAATATGAAAACATGAAGAATCAGTTAAGAGGACTTGACGAAGATGCTCGCAAGGCTTTGGTTTCTCAAGGTGTCTGCGCATTATTCAACCACGATTCGGTCAATGGCGGATATACATATGTGCATAACCCAACACTTGAGGCTAAACAACCCTTTGAAGTGGCTTGCGCAGAAAAACATCTTGACTCCTTGCCTAAAGCGGCAATGGACTTAGAAGATGGAACAGGCTCATTTGTTATGGTTGCTGATAAATCTTCCCCAACATGGCCTTCCGGTAGCCCTAATTACAGATATGGTCGCTATCGTGCGCAAAGTGAACCAATGCGTGACTGCGTATTTTTGGGTAACAGTGCGGATAACAAGACCATCAGACCGATTAAAGTTAGATTTAACGGCGAAGATGCAAAGACAATCCATCCAACATTTATCACTGGTACATTGCCGGTCAAACTCGGCAAGAATGGTGATATTGGTTACACAAAGTCGGGTGTTTCGGTATTCAGTCAAGATGACTCACTAATCAGTATGTATGACAGTGCGCCGTTTGACTCAAGCGGTGACGGACTACTCAAAGATTTAGTCGGTGCTACTCCTTTAACTGGACTTGCAGACATAGAAGGTTGGCTTTCAACACTTTCTGACAAAGAAAAGTGGGATGCACTTTGCGCATTACCTCTTGAGGTAGCGCACATTGACCCAAGAGAGCAAGGTGGCTATATCATTACACTTGCAGACCTTGACATTACTTCCCCTATCGCACCTATTGACCTATGGGTTTCAAAGGAAGAAGAATCAAAGGTTGATTTCGCAGTCGGCTCATTGGTTGTCGCAGTCGGTGGAGGTTGGATTGACAAGACCACCGGAATGCCACGCATGAGTGTCAGTGGTTGGTGGACTATGGACTCCGTTGAAGGTGTTGAAGTATCATCAGAAGAAGAAACCGGCGCAGAAGAAGGCGCAGACTTAGGATGGTGAATTTGATGGCAAACGCATGGGCTAACGCAAAGAAGAAAGCAGACAAGGCAGAAGAACCAAAGGCTCAGACTAGAGATATGAAAGCGCACTACGCAGAATTGTTTGCGCAGAAGCGTTCTCGTACTCAAACAGTACGCATGGCTCTTGTAGGTAAAGAAAATACCGCTAAGACTGGTACTGCGGTTTCACTCGCTCGTCAACACATCGGCGCAGATAAGCAAATTATCATCTTCGATGTTGATAATAGCGCAATGCAGACTGTTTCAGCAAACTATCCCGATGATGAAAATATTCTCGTCATTCCTCTTTATGATGAACTGGATGATACGATTTTTAATGAGGACAATTCAACCAACTACACGGCATTAGTCGATAAAATGGGTCACTTCATTAACATTGTTGCGCAGAAGTGCAGGGATGGCGAAGTAGGCGCAGTAATTATGGATGGAATGTCATCATTCTTGAAGTGGTGCGAGTTTGCAATGACTGATGTTCTAATGAACCGTTCAAAAAACCCTGTGAATGTTGAAGATGGCGACAAATTCAATCAAGCCGAATGGCGCATACGAAACAAATTGTTCCGTGATATTGCAAATAGAGCGCATCAATTGCCTGTTGACGCAGTATTTTTCACATTTCACTTGAAAGACAAGAAGCAATTCGCAGATGTTGGCAACGGTCAAAAGGGATTGATGAAGATTGGCGAAGAACCCGAATGGGAAAAAGGCACTATGCGCCTATTTGCGCAACAATTGTGGATGACTAGGTACACCAAAAAAGGCGACCTAGCCGCAGGCGTTAAGGCCGATAAGAGTCTTGAAGAAGGCGCATGGGAGATTAGAGCATCAATCGAAGAAATGAAGGGCTTCAACCAACAACATTTAGGTTCAACACACACTGTCCTAAGTGTCAAGGATGGAGAAGTCACATGGACTGGCTTACCCTTCTTGACTTGGGGCTGATTTTTTGGCGCAGAAGCCGAAGAAGATAAAACTTGTTCAGATGCAAGGTCGTTCAGAACGCTTACATTATGCGGTTGAATGCACCCCCGATGGCAAGTATTCGTATCTTCTTTGTCGTGGCTTCCCGTCAGTAGGAAAGCATGAGCATATTCCTTCCTTTGCGAAGGGTAAATATCCTAACTGTGCGCAATGCGAAAGAATACTAAATAAGATGAGAAAGCAAAAGGGGCAAGTCGTTGAAATTGTTGAAGCGTGAGGTTTATAACTACAACGGAGTATGGCTTATCATGGAGAAAATAGAGATACAGAAAGAAGGCTTAGTAACCCTTCTAAAGAGAACACAAAGAATGGCTAATATCAACGGGAAGATGATTCCCCAAGTCAAAGGAACAATTCTTTACATCGAGAACGATAAAGTGCGCACATTTAACATAGTGCGTGACGGTACTTCAAGCATATCTTCTTTTTGCGAACATATCCATAGCAAAGATGAAGAAGGAAGAATACCAGTGGCGGATATTTCATTATTACTCGGCGCACTATCAAAGCATTCCGGCTTAATTACTCTAACTCGCAAAGACAACAAAATAAAAATACAATCCGCTTCAAAGCAAACTACGCTACAAAGTAGCAGTCAAGCACAGGCTTTTGCGCACACTAAACAAACAATTGCTGAGTGGTGCGAAGATAGCCGGAGAAGGTATGAGCATACTATGATGCTAAACCCCGACTGCTATACTTTAGCGAATGGAGAGGTTGTCAAACCCGCTTTGAGTATTACTCTTAACTCAGATTTCTTATGTTCTGCTATCGAAAGCGGTTCTATGAACGGACAGAAGATTGAAAACTACACTTTCTCAACAATGAAGGTTGGGAGTAATAATTGTTTAATTTTAACCGTTGGCGCAGAAGGGAGAGGTAAAACAGAAACTCTCTTGCAAGAGAATGTTTTTTTAGGAAACACCGCCACCATTGCGGGAGGTTTGGATAATGTTCTGCGCACAGTAAAGGGTGATGTTACACTACTTTTCTTCGACTTGACACCTTACGGCGGCGGAATGTCCTTGCGATTATCCTTTGCAGGCGGTTGTATTTTTCAAAGGGAGTCTGTTAATGCCGCCAATTAATATTCAAGACAAGATGAGAAGCGAGCCTAACTTTGCTCGAACATTGCGCAGTCGTTCATTTGAAAAATTATCTCAAGATAAGGTTGATGAATTACTTGCAATATGTGGCGAAGTAATGTCTATGCGCAAATTCAATAGGAAGATTGCGCTACTGGCTACAATCCAATATCACATGAAGATAGACGAATCACTTAACTCAACAGTGGTTGCTGAAAGAATGAACAAAATTATGATTCCCCAAAATGCCGTAACTGCAAACCACATAGGCGGTTTGATGTTGGTTATGGAAAAGTGGGGATTTGTCAAACGGTATAAGCCTAAAAGTGCGCCGTATGAATACATAAGGGTGAAATGAAATGATAACACTAAACTACAAATGCGCAGAATGTGAAACTGAATTAAAGATTGAATTAGAGAACGGTGAGGGGCAAAAGTCCGTGTGTCTTGAATGCGGAGAGCCGCACTTTGTCATGGCGCACATAACCCATGAGTTAGATTCTAAAAAGACATATCGTAATGAGCAATGGCTTATTGAAGAATATGTTAACAAAGATAGAAGCATGGCCGATATTGCAAAACAATGCGCAGTTTCCCCAATGACTATCTTCAAATGGTTAAAAACACACGGTATAGAAACAAGAAATACTGGTGGCCGCAAAAGATGATTAGCACCGTTGTTGTCGGCACTCACGAAGCACTTGAACAACTATGGGGTTCGCCTTTACAAAGAGCATCAGAAAAAGGCTATCCCGCCTTTTACGACGATATGGATTTTTGGGTTTTACTTGAATGGAATAAGGCGATAGCATACACTGGCTCTTTAGTGGTCGGTGACTGTGTGTTTGTCGGTAATACCTATGTGCGCAAAGAATGGCGCAGTAAAGGACTACACAAATACCTTTTGCGTGAAAGAAATAAAGGATTGCTACCCATACCAAAGATTGCAATACTTAACCCGTTGGAAAATGTCAAAATGGAACGGCTTGAAACAGTTGTTGCCTCCCTCGGCTACAAAAAAGTCGAGTCTTTTAATGATGTAAAGGACTGTTTGTATGATTGGGTTTATAATGACATAGCGAATCATAATATTTGGAGGCTTGACTTTGATAGTGGAGAGAACGAAGAAGAATGACATACTGGTTCGATACAGAACCGCAGACGGTAAGCGTGTTGAAAGTAAATACTCTTGTAACCCTTTTTGTTATATCGAAGAAGAAAATATAGGTAAATTAACACCTCCCTTTTCAGTCTTGCCCGATGAAGGTTACGAAGGACTTTACGGAGAGAAACTACGAAAGGTTGTATTCCAAACCACCCATGAACTTTCAGCCTCCGCAAAAAAGGTGCGCACATGGGAGGCTAACATTGCGCACACTAACAGGGTTCTCGTTGAAAACAATGTCAATATACCGATGTATGAACACAGGACTTGGTTCTTTGACATGGAATGGAAAACTGAAAGTGGCGAAATAACAATCATTGTTATTCACGATTCTTTTGAAGGCGAGTTTGTTTTGGCGCATCATCCCGAATATGAAAGTGGTCTTTATGATGAAATACCATGCAAAGAACACCCCGAAGGCTTGAAGGTATGCAAAGGTGAAAGGCAAATCAAGATTTTCAAGGATGAAAAGTCATTATTACAATACTTCGCTCAGTTTATGCGCAGAAAAGACCCCGATATACTGACTGGTTGGAATGTAGTCAATGCAGACTGCCAACAGTTATTCAAGCGTTTCAAAGCAAACAAACTGGATATTCGCTCTCTATCACCTATGCGCAAAGTGCGTTATGACTTCGGGGAATGGGCGCAACCAATTGCAGGCTACAACACAATAGACATGATGATTTCTTTCAAGAAGTTATGGACTTTGAAGAACGGTCAACTGCCTTCAATGGGATTAGGCGCAGTTTCAGAATACTGTTTAGGTGAAACAAAGGTCGAGTTAAAAGACGGACACGATACCTACTATTCCGACTTCGGAACATATCTTGACTACGCTATGCAAGATGTGCGCCTTTTACCTAAGTTAGATGGTTTGGTCGGCGCACTTGACTATTTTACTGCGATTCAACATATTGTTCAGTGCGATATACGCACTACGCCTTATGTGAGCAAAGTATTTCCTATTCTCGCATTGCGTGATAAAGAGTTTAAAGAAAAGATACCGAGCAAGGCTCAATTTGAGAAGGTTGATTACGAAGGCGCAGATATTATGAAGGTTGATGCCGGAGTTCATAAGAATATAGGAATTATGGATATTAAAGCGATGTATCATAGTAATGTTAAACTGCACAATATTTGTTGGACTACTCTTGATAAAACAGGGTTTGACTGCGGCAACGGAGTCATGTTTAGCAAAAGAAAAACTGGTTTGCTCGGTAGGCAGATGGATAACATGACTGTTCTGCGCAACAAATACAAGGAACAAATGAAGTCTGCGCAAACCGATAAAGAGAGCAAAAAGTATGACGCATTACAGTACGCAACAAAATCCCTCGTCGCTTCGATGTACGGGGTAGCAGGTGACTCGAAGTGTGGTTTCTATCACCCCGATATTGCGGCGGCGATAACATACACTTCCCGCCAAACACTGTTCCGACTGCGTGATATTGCGAATGAGTTAGGTTGCACAGTGCGCTACGGCCATACTGACTCTATCATGTGTGATGTTGCCTCTCCCGAAAAAGGACTTCAATTGTTAAGCGTAGTCAATCAGCGCATGAATCCTATTGAAACCGAGTTTGAGAAGTGGTGCGACACTTTCTTAATTATGGCTAAGAACCGCTATGCGGCGAGCGTATCATGGACTGACGGCGCACACCATGACCCTCAAATATATGTTAAGGGCATTGAAATGAAACAGGGAAGATTGCCGAAGGCATGTAAAAGTGCGCTATCTTCCGTAGTAACAGGAATTTTACAACACAAAAATGAAACTGAAATCACTTCTTCAATTGAAAATTTACTGCGCAGTGTAGTGCGCAAAGAGATACCAATTGCAGATTTGTGCATAAAAGCAAAGTTAAGTAAAAATCTAAACCAATACACTACTCTCGGAGAGGCAAGAGCAGGTGCGCACTGGGCTAATACACATTTAGGAAAGGGCTACCGCAAAGACGATTACTTCTTGACAACACTTGACAATAACGGCGCATACATTGCGTTTGATGACCCTTCTGAAATAGAAGGTATTGCGCATATTGGTTATCGACATATCGCAGAACGATTCATTTACAAGAAAGTTTTACCTTATTATGCAGTCATGGGTTGGAATGTCATTACTCTTGAGAATGCCCTAAACGGTTCAGATTCTATGGAATGGTTATGAGCAATGGGTTTATATGAAGAAGTATGCGTGGTGTGAGTATGGCGAGAGAAGGCAGAAAGCCCACTATCAAAGAATTGAAAGGTATGCTTGACGAAGTTATTGAAAATCAAACTACTGTTATTGAGCAACAGAATCAGATGTTAAGAGTATGTTTCCACGAAATAGACAAACTAAATATGGTTGTTATCCGTATGCTTGACAAACAAGGTTTGCTTGATAGCAAAAATTGCCCTCACTGCGACTTTACAGTAAATACTCCTTTGCTTGAAGGGATTGATTTACCAACCGAATGCCCTGCCTGTCAAAAAGACTTAGCAGGTGGCGAAGAAGAATGATTATTTGGTTGTTAAAATGCAGGGGGGTTTGGATTGAAAAACCCTACTGAAATGTCAATTGAAGAATTGAAAGCCAATTCAAGTTATGACCCAACAGAAAAAGACAAACTGCTCAAACTGAGCAAATCATCTTTTATGACATATTCAAAGTGCGCAAGACAATTTTGGTATCAGAAGGTTATCCTCAAAGATATGAGAATGCCTGCTACTCCCGAAATGGAAAGAGGAACAAGAATACACACCGGGCTTGAGGTTCTTTATGATAACTGGGAAGGCCAAAGTACACTTGCGCCGTTGATTCCCGTTGAAGCGCACGAAGAAGGCATTGACGAGTTAGTTTATCTTGAGCAACAACGCATTGATTTGTGGGGTATTGATAAATTCAAACCTATCGAATATGAAGAGTATCGTGCGGTGTATGATTCTGAGCGTGATGTAGTGCTTGTCGGACTCATCGACGCAGTATTGGTTCACCCGGAAGGCGGTCTTTGCATTTATGAGTTAAAGACTGGAAATATGAATGACGGTAAGTTAAGTCGGACACGCAGGGAGTTATGTTATTATGCGCACATGCTTAGGTTGATGGGTGAAACCCGACCAATAACACACTTTGCGTATCTTGCACCGGACTGCGATAACTTAGACTTTGTAATGAAGATGGTCAACGATTCTAAGAGGCAGGTTATGCTTGGCAAAGACAAGGGAATACTCATTGTTGAAAAGGTAAATTCACGAAGTCATACCGCATTTATCAAAGCACTGGATAAGGCAGTCGAAGGTCTAAAGGCGCATGACAACCCTATGTCGTGGAATGACTACTTTTGCCCTCAATGGTGCGACTTTTCGCCCCAATGTGAAAACGAATTGACGGGGGTTGACAGTGAATGGTGAAATGCAAGAAACCATTGGCGCATAATCCTCAATTTGAAGGAAAATTTCATTGTAAGCACTGCGAAAGAGAAAGTAAGCAAGAATGGGATTGGATGCTTATACCGGAAGGTGAAGAAGAATGATGATTTGCGCAGAATGCGACGGTGAAATGACAGTTAGCAATGAACAAGGAAAACCTATGGTTTTATTGACTGGCGATATTGAAACAGGAAATGAAAGAATCGGTATATGTAAGCACTGCGGCCACCGTGAGGTTCTTAAGGACAGTTAACCTCGGTTGGTTTATATGCTACAATTCCCTCGTCAAGTGGGTCTGAAAAGAACCTTTTGTCACAACATGCGAGAGTTTGTTGGTTATGTTCGCAGATTGAACGGCAAGACTTCTATTTACACTTCATTATTTTCATTTGATGAAGTCGGGAATTATGATTCAGCCGTCATGGATAGAGCATGGTGGGATTTCGACATGAACGATGATTTCACTATGGAAGAAGTCAAGGCTGATGTTTCTGCGCTAATTCATCGTTTAAGTGGCGTTGTGAGGCTTGTAGCGACTGGCAGGGGGTTTCATATCCACCAATGCTTTAAACGCCCCGTAAGAGGCCGAGAATGGGCTTTACACCTTGACAGATACCAAAGGAAGATGGCGGAAGGATTGAGTAGTCTTGATGGAGTCGGTTATCCCGAAAAATTGACAAGGGTATCGGGAACATACAACCCGAAGCGTGGCAAGTGGGCGGTGTCTATCCCTGCCGAAGAGTTTGCAAAAGACCCATTTAATTTTCCTATTCCCGCAAAACCATTACCGGAATACAAACATTTGTGTCCGTTTCAAGGCACTTTTGCGGAAAACGATTGCTTTGATTTAGTAAAGTGGGCTAATGACAACCCAATGCCTGTGCGCAAACAGACTGCGTTTGTTGGTGAAGGTAAATCAATGGGCGTTGTTGATGGTGTCTGCGCACTACCGACTTGTCTTGAAAGAGCGATACAAGTTAGTAACCCTCCGCACCATGTCCGAGTAGCACTTGTTCAAGAAATGCGCAGACAGTTAGCGTTTTACGCATCACCTTCCGCATTGTCCGATGAAGAAAACCATGAAATAACAGACCAAATATGCTTGTTCATAGAGAGTCTTGACTGGCAAGACTACAATGAGGCGATAACAAAAAAATATGTAGCGGGTGCAGTGCGCAAATACGAACATGCACCTTCTCCACTATGGTATAAAAAACATAATTTATGCAACGGCAAAGGGTGTTGGTTCTGTGAGAGAAGATAAAGAGATAAGAGAAATGCTCAAAGAGGCATCTAAAATAAGAGATAGGTGGCTTCAAATCTTAACAGACAAAAGTTATTCAAACCAAACAGAAATGCGCAGGGCGATAAGGAATTACAACGCATTGCGTGGCGTGATTAAGAGTTTGCGGTGGACTTTGAACGAGCCTTTAGCAGAAAACCCTCTTTATTAAAACCCCTCCTTAAATACCCGTTCTGCGCAGAATAGATTAATGATAACTGCTGACGACAGGGAAAATGAAAAACTCCTTCACCGTTTATTTGTCAAAGTGGGTAATCGTAAAACAGACCCGAAAGGGCAATGTGTCGTTAAAAGACTGCGCACTGGCGACTACATTATAGGTGACTACGGAATAGAAGCCAAAGAGATAAACGATTTATACCGTAGCATTCTTGGTATCGGGCGCAACGGGCGCACAGTCAAACACCAATTGGCCGAGTTATGTGAAGCGGTCGAATATCCAATACTTGCAGTCTATAATACGACGCTAAAACCATACTTCAAGGGGCGCAAAGCCAAAAGACAGGAAGTAGCGAGAGAGGTTCTGCGCCAACAAAGAATAATCAAATCATTTAAGATGACATTATACTCTCAATTCCCAAAAGTGCGCCTAATCGAGTTTAGCGACATGGATGAGTTTGTTGAATGGCTTGCTATTCTGAACATGAATAGCGCAATGCGTAGTAAATTCAAACCCATACCGAAGAACCAACCTCCCGATGACCCAAGATTGCGTGCGCTTTGTGCAATACAAGGTATAACAGAACCGATAGCCATTGAAATTATGAAGAAATATGGTTCGTTATCGGAGTTATTAAAATCCAAAACCACGCAAAAAGATTTGATGAAAATAAAGGGTGTCGGAAGAACAATCGCAAGACGGCTAAAAGATTTGCGCAAGCAGTGGGTTTAATAGAGAGTCTGAGCAAGGATAAACTGCGGGAGAGCAAAACTCACTCTAACTTTTCTTTCAGTTTGGTGTCTTGCTTCTTTTCCTCATTCTTGCTCTCCCGCCCCACTTCAATAAGGAATGAAGTTATTGCTTTGAGCATTTCCGGCATTACTATATCTTCTAACTTTAACAGATATTGAGTGAATAGTCACAGAAGTATAACCTGCATTGTCTTGACCCTGCGCAGGACTTCTTTCAATCTTTACATTGATTGTATTACCTGCTATATTAGAACCTTCTATTGAAATCGGATTTACAATATTTACTGTTCTTCTTGCAGTTACGCTATTGACAGTATTGCCTTGAATCCTTGTTGCTTGTTCAAATGATGCGCCGGTTTCTGCGCAAGATACTGTTGTTGTTAATTCAGCAACACTTGTAGTCGCCCCGCCAAAGGTTAGCACTGCGTCAACACTCACGAACCCACCTTCGCTAACATCGTTTGGCACACGCACATTGATACTATTACTATGTGTTTCTCCTTGTGCGCCAACATCGGCATCAATAATACCGCCCAGTATGAAACCATCAGCAGTTTGCGTGCTTGTTCCTTCGCTTGGCATCATAGAAGACTCTATACCGTCAATATCCCTATCTTCTGATAAAGAAGTGGATGGTCTATTCTGACCTATAACTCCGAAATTACCCGTTGACAAACCAACATCATTTGAAAAATCAGCCCTTCCATTCATCCCTCTAAAAGTTCCAGTTCCGAGCAAGTTCGACGATAGACCCGCAAACCCTTGCGTATTTGAATCTCCGCCTCTTGCTACGCCGAGCAAACCGCCTGCGCTGACTACTGTTCCACCGCTACCCAAAGGAGGTATAGCAGGGGAAGTCGGGGTTGTCGGGGCAGGGGGTTTCGGTCTTGGTCTTGGGGGTCTGTTAGGAGAGCCGCCACCTTCTGCTATACTCTTGAATAGACTTGTGAACCCATAATTGAAATGTTTTGCAGTGCGCTCAAGACTTAGTGAAACACTATCGACGCTTTGCTCTTTCTTTTTCCATGAAATGTCATTTATGTGCAATGTTTCTGAGGTTAAATCAATATGTGTATCTGTAAATGTAACTGTGGTAGCAGGCTGATAAATTAAATCATCAACAATTCTAACTCTTGGCGCATAATAATATGCTCTTGTAATATCCTCTTGTGTTCCGTTAGGGTCAAAACTTACTCCTAAAGGAAATGCGCTAAATGCACTCTTAGTAACATCGGGATAGGTTGTGCCATAGACATTTGCGTTGTTCCCTATCTCAGAAAATCCAGTAAAAATATTATTATTGGTTTCGTCATTCATTCTGCGCACTAATCCCATCAAATAATCATAATCGACACTAAAGGTTATGTATTTTGCTACCGATGAGTATTGTGTTGGCACTTGCACACGATACATACCGTTACCAATTATCTGCGCACTAGAAGCATATCCTGTCGTAGCATCGTATTCCGGCGGTAAAGACCCGCTTGACACTTCATCAAAAACTGGGTCAATTACATGCAGTCTAAATGTTGTGCTTGCATTGGGGGGTTTTGTCGCAAAGCCGGAAGTCGAAGATGTTTTTCCACCATCAATTGTGATAGCAAGACGCAATTCATTGCCAGTAGTTTCACTAACATAAGGTGTGTCTTTTTCAACATACATAACCTTTACACATTGACTTAAACTTTTTGTTCCGTATGATGGATAACCTCTTGCCCTTCCAAATGCCGGAACGACTGTCATTGGAACAAGTAACTCATCTGTTGGCGGAGGCGTAAATCCTGTTTCGCAGAAAACATAAACTGCATCTGTACCGCCGTTATCTGCTACTGCCTGCCAACCATCAACTAAAGCAGTAAATGTTCCTACACCGCCATACCGTATTTCGCCTGCCGAATTTATGTCAACCAAAAATCCATTTCCGTTAGCCGATTTACTAATATGTATTCCATTTGCGCCAAAATCAAATCTTTGTGGGTCGGGAATCATTATGAAACCTGTTGCGCCTTCTGCGTTGTTAGGGTAATCATCCTTGCTTTGTAAAATAATATCAGCGTCAACACTGGCATGTTTAAATCTTTTATTGTTACTATGTCTAAAGTCTTGAATGCCGCTATACTTTAAACCTCCAAAGTTATTAGTCCATGAAGCATTTGCGTACCTATCATAAACATACTGTCTAACAAAAGAATCTTGAACATAACCATAACGGCCACCGTCAAGCATTTTACTTTTTTGATTCTCAGTAAGCAATATTTCTGCGCTAATTGAAACTTGCGCATTTCTTTCACGCAAAAACTCTTGTTTTGCAAGAGCCATTGCCTCTTCACTACTAAATACATTTTCATAATTTAATGTGCGCCAACGAGTCGGCGTTCCCGATATTGGTTCGGGGAAATCAACAAAGTTTGAATTTCCATTGTAATAAACACGCACATTAGTTATTTGAGAACCTAACCTTGATGACATTTTTGAGTTTAACATATTGTTTCTATTTAACTCGATACCACTTGGTATTTTTTGCCTTATTGTCATTATGTTATCTCTATCCATCAAATAGTTAAGAGTAGTTTGATGTGTTTTTCCATTACCATCTTTGCTAACTATTTCTTGAGCAATACTTAAAATTGTTGTATTTTTGCCGTCAAAATGAGAACCAAATGAATCTGTGTCTGTACTATTAATTTCTTTAACCATTTGTCGTGTTTTTGGCATATCATAAAGACAAGGCAACGATGTATTTGTAGCCCAAGTATCTGCGCAAGAAAGAGAAAACATACTGCGCAGTTTATCATGCGCATAGTATGTTGCAGTATTTTCAGATTTAATAATTCCAGTTAAATTTACTGAAAGACGCAACGGGAATACGGCAGATGGTGTGTTAAAAACTAAAACCTTTCTAAATGTTCCTGTTGAAGTTTCATCATCGGGGTCTTTTAGAGTAATATTTGCTCTTGAAGCAACGGTTGAAGATGTAGCAACAAGATTCGCCTTTTCTGCGGCAAGAATTGTGTTGATTGTCGCAATATCAGTTATTTGAGAAACCGGAATAGATGTAATATACACGCCAGTTAAAGTATCTCCCGTTGTATTAACGCCCTTTCCAGTCCATGAAAAATAATAAATTAAATCTTCTTGTGAACGATTTTCCCCTGCTTGACAAATTATCGAGCCAGTTCCGCTTGTTCCAAATAAAGTATTATCTTCGACCTGTAAAGTAGTTCCGCCTAATAATATATCACCATTTAAAAATGCTCTATCGTTTAACATATAAAGAGAGTTTTTATGCGCAGAAACACCGGAAAATGCAACCTGTGGGTTTATGAAAGGAAGTGGGTCTGTATTTCTATAAGATGCTATTCCTGCTTTGTAATAGGCATCAGTAAGATAAGGAAATCCCTTTGTCGCAAGAACATAATCGCCAAAGTCAACAAGCCCACCACTTGAATATCCGCTTCTTCCACCAGTAGCCATTGTGTTTAAGTTATAAAATCTTGAGGCATCAATAATTACAAAAGAGCCACCTTTTGTTTCCCAGTTATGGTATCTGTCATCAAGAGGTTCATAATTACTACCTCCATTTAAAGAAGCCCATGAGTTACCTGTAAATGGTTCTGATGTTGCGTCAAATTGCCACAAATCAACCTCTTCACCAACCTTTAACTCAGTAAAAACATCGGGGTTGTTGTTTTCATCAAATTGGTCTGCAATACAAACTTCGACTTTGTAATTTTCTGTTGTTGGTAAAATCATCCCAAACTCTTGTTTGCGCAAATTACCATCTGCATTAGCCGTTCCATCATTGCGCATATCAGCCCAAAGAACATACAAATGCTTGTAACCATTGCTTTCATCAATTTTGCGCAGACTAACAATAGTTCTATCGGGGTCATACTTTTTCTTAATTCCTTTTATACCGCCTATGGTTATACCATTTGCACCTGCGTATCTTCCTTTACCACTTTGAGTTACAGGAATTTGATTAGGAGAAATCACTTGTATTGCGGTAAAATCTAATTCTTTTCTATTAACTCTTATTGCATCGGGGTCGTCAAAATAATGCGCACTTCCCGCAGTCCACTGGGAATTGCCTTGATATTTATTGCGCACATAGTTAAACTCATCAATTAAAGTTTCAAAGATAATTTTAGACGCTCTATATTCCGCAGTCGATAAACAACCTGTAACTTGAAATACTCCATTAAGGTCAAAATCCTTAAATCCTTCATGTATTACAATTTTTCCTATGGAAACACTACCAGTTCCAGTTATAGTAAATGTTTCTGTATTAGCATCCCAATCCACTGCTGAATAATATGTGGGGTCTGTTACAGTATTTCCAATTGCAAATTGTGATTCAAGAGTATCTTTATCAAGCAATTCAAGAATAATTCCTTCATCTTCCATATTGTATTTTTTAATAAAATGCCACATAGCAATATCATCAAATCTTAATTCAGTGGTACTTGGAGTTATAGGGTTACTGGCGTGATGTGTAACATCAAGTCCTCTATAAGCATAAATTGAGCCATCAGTATTAACTTGATTAACTCCGGGTACTGTGCTTCCTCCTATGCCTGCGTTCATTTTATTAGGGCTAAACAACCAATTTATTGCAGTTTTACTTCCACAACGCCAATAAGGAAGGGGTTCAATAACTCCAAATTGCGCTCTAAAATAAGGAGATAAAGGCAAATCACGCATCCATCGAGCATGAATTGTTCTATGTCTTAGTCTTTGCATAATAGTATTTGATAAAAGATTAGTATTTTTCTTAAAGATAACTGGTTTTGATTTTGGAGGTCTATTCGCAATAGCAAGAGGGTTTGCGTCATAAACAGACATTTTAGGTATATCCATATTTGTTAAAGATACAGTTCCAAAACTACCACCTAATACATCATAAGGCGCAACAACACTAAATGTAGTCGAATCATACACTGCAATAACTTGTAACGGTTCACAGTGTAGCCCTTGCGTAGCACCCAAAGGGTCTTGTATTCCGCTTGGCATCATAAACCAATCCCCAACGCTTAAACCATGCGCAGATTGTGTTGTAAATTTAAGATGGACTGGAAATTCAGAAACTCCGTCATTAAAATTTGCTTCATAGTTATTTATTTGATACCCACTATAAGTCATAACAGTGGAATATGCAGTTTTTGGATTTGTATAGTTTGCAACCACCGAAGTTAATTTAAATGCGTTATCGCCGGTATTGTATGTCGAAGATGTATCTATTTGAACAACATACTTTGTTGTATTTACATTTTGATAACCTGCTAAAACAGTTCCAATATGTCTTTGGACTCTTCTTAAAACTTTTATTGCAGTAATAGTATGGTCGCCATTATAACTTCCTGCGCCGTTTGAACCCATTAAAGTAATATCATCTCCAACGGCAATTCCTCTATGACTTGTTAGTGTTTGCGCCATATCATAAGCATTAGTAAAAGCAGGAGGTTGGCCGTCAATATCAACATCATACTCAACCATAATGCGCAGTTTATTACTTGAGTGGTCTGTATCTATGGCAATAACATCAAGAAGTCCAAAGGTGCTATTGTTTCCTCCTTCCCACTCTTTTTCTATTTCGTTTGCGCCGTATTCATCTTCTCCAATATACATTTGAATAGATTGACCCGAAAAAAGTCGTGTTCTTGCATCATTGTTACGACTAAAAGAATCATTAACCGTTCCCCCTGCGGCAACATCGTATGAGTTAAAACCTAATGTATTTTCTGAAACAGTTAATTGGTTTGCGCCAAATAACATTTTGCTTAAAATTTGCGAAGTTTCAAAGTTTCGTTTTGTGTTAAAATTATCCATTGATATATGTTGATTTAGTGAAGTGTGCGCATTCTGTCCTGTTTCCCATATTGGAAGTATTCTATCAAGAGTACCTAATGAATCTCTTGCATCAATAGTAGTTTGTAAAAGATTTCCATGTTTATTTTGTGAATGTTGTACTCCATCAACAAATCCCGACCAAAGCACTCTCGATTCATCACTATTCATCATAAGTAGTCGCCATTCACTTGCACTACTTCCTGTTGTCAATGCCGATAGTGCAAATTCATTTTGGTCATCAAGTACAGTAATACTAAGTGTTGATACTTTGTCTATACCGGAATTAAAACTAAGTGCTTCAATAGGAGGTGGGAATGAAACACCGCCATGTCGCCAGTTAAGAGGTAAAATAACACTTGCTCTATCAATTAATGTATCGAGAGCCACGCTATTTTGCGAACCATTAGTACCAATCACTGCATCAAGACTCCAACCCTTTGCCGTAGTATAATCTATACCTCCTGTAAGAGAACCACCTGCCGATGCGGTTGTTTCATCATTAATATACACTGCATAAGTATTTGCGTTAAAATCAAATTGAACAAAAACATCTATCCATACTTGGTCTGCATTATATGTTGATTGTGTATTACCATTCCATTTATCAAGATTTGAAAATAAACTTGATGGAAGAACAATTGTTGCTAAAGAATTACTTGAAACAAAATCATTAGTCGTGGTATTATATGTTGCTGAGTCACCAAAACCAATTTTTAATAAATATGCAGTTAATGCCCAATCTCCAATTTTGTGTGACGCAATGCGCAAATGGAACATTTCTCCTAAACCACGCAAACGCAATGCGCCATCATAAGTAATTAATCGTTGATTTCCACTACTAATTATGTCGCTATACAATGAATTAATCATAAAATTTTGACCGGAAGGAGAAGTAATATTGTGAAGATATTTTTGTGGTCTTGTTAGAGTGTGGTCTAATGCCGATTGAGCCTGCTCTCCGTTATAGATACCGGCAAAATGAGTATGAATTTGTGTTGCGTTTGGAGTATATGTAATTAGTTTTGAATATCCTCCGCTTCTATTATTGAGCATAGTTTGCCCTGCACCTATAAAACTCGCACCTAAATTTTCTTGTGGTGAAAATACTTCACTACCACCATAAGTCGGGTCTATTGTTCCAGTCGGCGCATAATAATTTCCGGCAGTATCATGTGAATTTTTAAATCTTAAATATCCTTCATTTCCTGCGCCGTTCCATTTATGTCTATTTGCGCATAAAGAGTTTGGTGAAAACAAATAAGTATTATTTTCTGTTAATATACCATCTGAGTTAGTTGAGTCAACAGTAATCCATTCGTGAATACCTGCATTCATAGTTAATTTATTATTATTAGTAGTTAAGTAGTTATGAGGGTCGCCAAGTTTTGTATTACCTGTAATTATTCCTGTTAAATCAATAGCGTTTAAACCGTCATTTATACCGCCACTGCGCAGTCTATCATAGTGCGCAAAAAAATATCTTGGGTTGAAAGGGTTATTTCCTCCTAAGACACTACCAAAATGAGTTATAGTATGGTCGTGTGTTCTTTCTGCGCCTGTATTTTTATCGTCTGCAACACCAACCGGCTTATGGAAATCATCAAAATAACCAGTAAGCCAAAAAGAATTTTCAAAATTAACTGTTTTCATCTGCTCATTACTCCCCTATTGTTTAACTCCGCTACTACTCCATCTGCTACTTGACTAACCATTTCGGGAAGTGTCATGCCATTAAAGACATTAGTTTGAATAATTTCTGTTTTATGCAAAAGGTTTTCAATTCCTCCTTGCGATACTTGTTTGTATAGTGCGCCAGTAAAATTCTGACGCTGACCGAAGAATAACTCTTCTCTTGCATTAGCAAACTGAAACATTTCACCCATTGCTTGCTCATTTGTTTCTGTAAATAAATCAATACTATTTTGCGCCGCTTGTTCTTCTTGCGCAAACATTGCGTCAAGATATGCTTTTTGGTTTTTTAGATTTTCTTCGCCAAATTGAATTTCTAATTCTTCAATTCTTTCATTTGCTTCTTTCCTGTTTTTCATTTCTTCTCTATGAAAGTTACCGTATAAATCTGTATATTCAACAAAATAATCTTTATGTGTTTTAATTAATTTAGGTAGTGGGATATGTTTTAAGAAGTTGTTTGTTGGTAATTGAGTTAGATAATTTTGTTTTGTATCAATGCCTGCTATATTTGATTTATTGTTGTCTAAAGAAGAATTAATTAAATCAAGTCTTTGTCTTTCTGTTAACAAATCGTTTAAATTATTTTCTGCTTTTTGTGCCGCATCAATATCTGCCGCCAATTGATTGAAAAGTGCGCTTTCTGAATCTAAACCTATTTGCGCATTTTTTAAATCAGTAATTTCTTGAGAAACTTTCGCAATAGATTCAGCCATCATTTCGGGTTGGTTTTTTAATTCTGAAAAGGACTCATCAACAACACCTGCAAGAATTGCGTCTGTTGAACCTACTAATGCAGAAAGAGTACCTTCTGCGGTTATAAGGCCATCGTTAAATTCATTTAAATTATCAATAGGGCTTGCTAAGAAATCGTCACCTATAAATTGGTCTAATAACATTTTTGACGCAAATAAACCAATTGCGGCTATTGCAATACTTGTTCCACCGCTAACTGCGGCTTGAAGCATTACTGTTTTACTTAGGTTGAAATTCATTGCTCTAATTGCAGTAACAACCTTGACCATCATAATTGCGGCCATACCTGCCATCATCCATTTCATACTATCTGCGCCGTCTGTAACAAACGGCAATATCATAGTCATTGGCATTAATGCTCTATTGACACTTTGACCAGCAATACCTAATTTAAAACCTGCACTTGCCGCCTGTCCGTATGCAACTGCTTTTTGTCTAAGAGTCATAGTAGCCATTCCGTTATTAGCAATTTCTGCTTTTGCGGCGACATTGGCTTGTTTAGAAGATAATATTCCTCTTTCTAATGCAAGATTTTCTCTTTGCATCTGTGAAATCTTCTTTTCATTTTTTGCAATTTCTTTTGTTAAAATAGGGTCTGTTTCTCCCTTGTCGATTTGATTGCGCAATTGGCGACTGCGCATAAGTCCAGTTTCAACTTGCAACTCTTGTATTTTTTGATTTTTCCTTTGTACTGCTAATGTTGCCTGTTGCATTTCTGCCGCATTTAGTGGCATAAGTATCATGTGCGACTGCTTTAATACCTGTGCTTCTTGTTGTCTTGCATTTACTAAATCTCTATGCGCCTGTGTATTTTGAACAATTGTTGTCAAACCATTAGCCATAAGAGAGTTATAGTTTGCCGCACCCATGCCTGCTTGAAGGTTTAATCCAATAAACTTAACTTGAAGTCCGGTATTTTCCATTATTTCTAAATTTAACGCATCCATCGCTACTTTACTTTCTTTCATACGCATAGTTTGGAAAGCCATAGCGTTGCTACTTTCATATACTCTTTTTCCTGTTATACTATGTATAGCAAAAGACGATTTCATACCTGCATTATTTCTTGCAAGTATTCTTCCATGAGCCGCAACATGAGCCGTTGCGTCTGCGTGAGCCGCAGATGCTAGTTGTAATTCAGAATTGAGCCTTCCTTGTTCCATTCTTGCTTCTGCAAGAGTAGCCCTAAAAGCACTACTTCTTATTTGCGCTTGACCAACCATTACATTATATGTTGATGAAAACTCATTGTAAGCATTTGTTGTTATTTTAGTAGCGTTAGCAAGAGCAATATGATTATTTCTTTGTAAAATTGTTTGAGGATTTAATTGTGCTTGCACTGCTGATAAAGTCCTAAATGCAATAACCATATTCATTAATTGAAAACCAACATTTGCAAACGGCGCAATAAGATTTTGATATAGACCAGACATAATTATGACGCTATTCATTACATTGCCGCCTAATTCTGTTTCATTTAATGATAAAACCGCATCAAGGAAATGATATGTTGCGGTTTCTGCTTGCAAGTATGCGTCAGCAAGATTTTCACCTAACTCAACACGCAAGTTTGTAGTCATTGCTTGCAACTGTTCCATTTCAAAAAATGCTTTTTCTGTTCTTAAATTATACTCATCAATAGCACTGTATGCACCATGATATGCGCTTGTTTGCAACTCAACAAGACGCTCTTGATTTTCCATTATTTTCAAGAATTTTACATAGTGACGAGAACCTGCAATTGATACCGCAAGATTTCTTTTTTGCTCGGCAGTCATAGTTTCATACGCAGGCGCAATTTCTTTAATAATATCAGAAAATTTCATTTGCGTAATTACCGAAGCATCAACGCCACCCATCAATTCTTGAAGTGTTTTTACTGCATCTGTATTTGCATTACCAATACGCTGATAAATCATACGCAGACCTGTTCCTGCCCTGCTCACTTCTTCACCAGTTTCTAGCAATAGAGCAGACATAGCGGCCATTTCACCAATAGATTCACCGGCAATATTAGCCTGCGCAGAAAATTGGTTAAGAACAAAGGTAATATCTTCCATTGTAGCAACCGATGTATTTTCAACAGTGTTTAATTGGTCTAACACACGCAATGTATTTCCACGCACTACATTTGCTTGTTGTTCTGCGCCAAGTGCGTCATACTGTGCCTTTGTCAAAGTACCAAGCATAAATCCAGTTTGTTGTGCTAACTGGATAAGACGGTTCATTCCCATTTCTGTTTCCATTTCACCAACTGCGGCCATCAAAAGACCGCCTCTTGTGGCTTCAATAATTGCTTCTTGCGATTCAAGAACCTGTTTCAATTGCGCAGTTTTTGCGCTTGCTTGTAATGCTTGCTCACCACTAAATGCAAATCCTTCACCGAGAGCAATAGAGGCTTCTGCGAATTTTTCAACACCGCCGGAATCACCATAAAATTTTTCAACACGGACTAACTGCGCCTCAAATTCAAAAAATGAATCCATTATTTCGCCAACGGACTCAAGAACGGCAGAAGCCATTTCATCAAATGAATCCGCAATATTAGCGGCGGCATCCATAAAAATTGCAGTTTGAACGGTTGCGGCAGACTTGGAATCAGCAATTAATTTTGTGGCTTGAAATGTTCCGACAACATCGAAAAAGACTCTTGCCGCACCTGCTCTTGCCATTTCTAATCACTTGCCCATTTTCCTATCATGTCGCTTAAATCTTTTCCCTCAACTCTTTCTGCTCGCCTTTGGTCACGGCGGGCTACTGCACTTCGGGCATCCGTTGGGCTTTTTCTTCCCGACTTTGCCGCTTCGTGTTGCTCAGTAATTCTTTCACTTATCTCTCTTGCGACCTCCATATCGAATTGCATTCTTTCGTAGCCATTATCCTCATTGTATTTTAAGTATAATTCATGTGGTAATTGTCCTTTGAATGTGCTACATAGAGAAGGCAATACTCTATGGATTATCCCAAAGGGATTGCACCCTCCAAAGTGTCGCCACGCACAAAGTTTAGTAATGTGCGTATTTCTTCCGAAGTCAAGATGTTAATGTCAAAATCAACAGGCTCTATGACACAATTTGGAATCCATGATTGTATTTGGTCTGCAAGACCTGCGCCTGCATCATCAAGCATTTGCGCAAATTCTTCATTTTGCTCATCAGTCCATTTAGTCGGGTCATCGCCATAATGCTTAACCTTTCTAAATACTCCCGCTTGTTTGTTTTCGATGGGTAGTTTCTCCATACCGGAGGCTTGTCTGACCCAAATTTTAGTTCCGTCTGTTAACTCTATTTCTTTTTTCAATACTGGCATATTTTTTCACTTCTCTTTTCTATACTATACTTTACTATCATGCTAATTCATAAGATATTATTCCTACAAATTGATTACCAACGCTTTTTCTTACTACGCTAATATCAATAACTTTATCGCCATTTGCAAGACCTTGCAAACCGCTTTGAATTTGACTGTGTATTGTCAATTGATTTCCATATACTACGGCAGTTCGTAGTTTGGTGTTGTCTGTGATGGTGTGACTCATTTAAGCACCACCTATCACACATCATAATCTGCAATTCCATCTTCCGACTGACACGCAATTTTTACCATTGATTCTGCGCCGCCTAAGTCATACAATCCGTGAAAGTTCACGGTCATTGTTTGAGAGTCACGACCCGATACAGAAGTTTCGGGCATTTCAAAGTGAATCTTGAAAAAGTCAAATCTAATAAAATTGCTTGAGTCAACCTCAAACAATAGAGAAAGAGCAGGTGTTGAACCGGCAGGATTGAATATCCCTTGTGCGTTTGTGCTATTTGCGCCCATTAACTCATCAAAGTGTGGCTCGGCGTTAGTTCCTGTATCTGCTGATAAAACAGACTTGTGGAAAGTTAAAGAACCGCTAATTTCTCTTAGAGTAACAGGAGGCGCACGCACGCAAGTTTCATCTCCTAAACTGTATGAGTTATCAATATCTCTATTGGTTTTTATTTCAAAGTCAACGCTTTGAACAAGCAAAGAGTGATTTGAATTGGTTGCAGTTCCCTCAAAGTCAACAAATACTTTTGAGAAGTGTGCCGCATCTTTTGTATAGGTTGGAAGAGTATTTCCAAGAGAACCTGTTGAAGAATTTTGTTTTGCGCCAGTAGTGTTAACTGTTAGCATAGAATACTCTCCAATACTTGAAGAAATGCTAATAGATTCAATAACTTGACCTGCAAAAATATGCTCATGCTCGTCACGGCCAATACGGAATGTGTATGATGGAAGGGTTGAGGCAGAACTTAATGCTATTTCTGTAAAATCTCTTGAGGCGGTTGCACCACCGCTTGGAGTGTCAATACCCATAATACCGTGAAGCATCATAAGAGTAAATTTGTCCGGTTGCAAAGCCATGCTAATGCTACCTTCTGCGGTTTTCTTGCTAACAATTGCTTTAGCCGCACCGTAGTAGTTCATATCATTTCTTTTCATTACATCATAGGATTGTTGGAATGATTCAGATTCAACTTCACCGACTGCGGTTGCGCTAACAGGAGAGTTATATGTTACCTCTTTACCTGCGCTAACATATCGTGTATGGTTACTTGGCATGTTCTAAAGGAAGCGGTGTGTGCTTTATGAAGGTTGCCCTTAAAAAGTTTATAATCATGCTTCTCTCAAAAACATTCTTATTTTCTTCATATATGTTAAAGTCAAATTGTGTATGCAAACTACTTCATCATCGTCAACCTTTGTATCAAACTTTGCATCGTATGAAATTAAACTATCAACGCCATGCTCAAGTCCTGTTTTTGTGTATAACTCATCAAATACTTCTCCAAGAATACTTGTTCCTAAGCGATAAGAATTTTCATAGTTTGTTCCTTTAGTAGTAACAAAAATAATAACATCATAGCGTTGGTCTGTGCGTGTACCTGCTAAAGTTAAAAACTCCGGCGATTCGCTTTTTTGAATCATTACATGAACACTTGGGGTTGGAAATCTGTTAATCATACTATTACTTGATAAATCATAACCATACCTAATACCACTTGACTTAACATGAGTTTTCAAAAATAATCTATTTGAATTTTGCAAAACTTCAACGACTTTCATACCTGTGCGCAAAAGACTGTGCGAAATAAAATCTGACATATCCATTTCATCGGGAGAGTATGCGCCATGCGGAGTAAAATAAACAGAATAAAAATCGACAGTGCCAGTGGTTGTTCCGAAAAAAGCACCCTGCGCACTACTACTTTGCGCAGAAACCTCAAGATAATGTTGTTGTGCATCATCATCTTCAATAATTTCACGCATATACAAACGGCCAACACCGTCACTACTCAAAGTCAAACGCAAAATGCAGGGAACGGATTCACTTTCATTCATAGCGAGGTCAAGATTGTTGGAGGTTGTTGTAGTAGTTCCAACGAGTTTCACCTTGTCAAAACTTCCATCACTTTGCACTTCGACTCTATGAGTTCCATTATCCAAAGCCATGATGACTTCACCATTACTAGGAACAGATTCAACATGAATAGCGCACATCAAGGTCAAACTATTATCGTCATTAATAACGGCTTGTTTCCAAGTTTGTCCTCCACTGGATGATGATATACGCCAATAACCATTTTGTGAAATACCATCACCGCCAACTCCTGCATTCAAAGTCCACGCAGTATTATTATCGCCAACGGGGCTTGTTGGGTCATGTCCGTTTAATCTTGTAGTCCAATAATCTGTTTGTTTTGATACTGTCATTTACTTCATCTCCTTGCACTCATTATTCCTTTTCCGCCTGTTGTAGCACTTGTTGTTCCGCCAACGCCGCTACCCATGCCTATTGATTCTGATGGGCTAAAGCCTGCGGCTACTCCTGCTGATATAATTGCGCTATCAACCTTTGATTCAAATTCTTTTCTTACTCTTTTTTCTATTAGCCCAATATAATCAAGTGTGTCTTTAAAACCCGGATGCGTGCGTTTCATTTTCATACCTGTTGAAACCCAACCTGCAACACCTGTTTTTTTATACCATCGTGTACTTGACATGACAAGAGGCGGTAAATTACCATATTTAAAAGGATTCATACCTTTGGCTACAATATGCGCAATTTTTCCCCCTCTTTGACCCAAAACACCTTGTTCTGCATCAACAATTGAATCGCCAGTATGAATTTTGTACTCCATTTTTTTCATTTTGTGAATCTTTAAAGCATCTGCAACTTTAACATAAATATTTTTTGATTTAGAAAAAGGCAAACCTTTCGGTGATGGTACACGCACATTTGCTAAAGCACCTGCTTTTGACTTTAATTCTTTTTTCATTACTGCAACTTGTTCCTTTGTAATTAATTTTAGAAAGTTATCTAATACATTTTCACCTGCTGAACCTAACATAACTAATGCCTGTTGCAATGCTCTATCGTTCATTACTACTTTAACATTAGAATGCGTTCCTCTTGCATTAGAAGTAAAACTCATTTAACATCACGCCTTGCCTAAATGCGCAAGTCGTTGCAAACAATGATTGCCTCTATCACGCAATGTTTTCCCTCTTAGTCCACCATCTGCGCCGGTTTGATGTGTGCCTTCATCTTCAAGATAAGAAGCCGCCGCTAAATCTGCGCAAATTTCACGCACAATATGCGCAAACTCTCCTTGTTCAACAGTAACTCCGCTTAAGTGGTCTGCGCTTATTCCAGTAACACCTGTTAAATTGTTAGTCGATATACCAGTCCATGTAAAAGAATCACCGTCAATATTGCCCGAACCTGCACTTGAAAAACCTGTTGGGCTTGTTAATGTAATTGTTGTAGCACCTGCTGATACTGCGCCATTTAAAGTAGTTTGCGCAGTTTCACGACTTGGTTCATCACGACCATACTCAAGAAATGCTTGGTCTATGTAAATTGTTGTTTGGCGAATATGTCTTATAATTCTTGACTGCGCTCTATCTCTTTGCGCAGAATCAAGACCTAAACGAGAGCCAACATCAGCAACACTACAATAATATACCATTTTACTTCACCGCTTCTTTAAGTTTTTCTATTAACTGGTCTTTTGTTCCTTTAGTATCAATATCATATTCTGCGCACAAATTCATTATTTCTGATTTGCGCATTTTACGCATTTTACTTAAAGAAGGTAATGATTTAACTTCTTCAACAATTTCCTTAGCATCATCAACTAAATTCATTGCTTCTTCAAGAGTTAACTGACCGTCTGCAAGTGCCAAATCGAGTTTTGGCTTTAACTTTTTCCAATACTTAAATGCAAGACCTGCACCAAATAAACCTATTGCGCTTATAATTCCTAATGTTTCTAAATCCATTTTATTCACCTATTTTCTTTGTATTCAACAACAACTGCTTTTGATAACGGCACTACTGCAAAATGACGGGCTTCGCCCTCCCTATATAGACGGTAGCCGTGTGGTGTTTCTTCAATGTTTATGTTAGTATAGCACTTTTCGGGAGGCACATATACAATTTTTCCTCTTCTTTGGTTATTTTCACTCATTTTTTATCACCTGTTATCAAATCTTTTTGTTGGACTTTTTCTTTTTCATCAAGACGCTTTGATTGTGCGTCAAACCATTTATCTAAAATTTTACATCGTGTCATATCAGAACCCCCTTAATGAATAATTATTACCTACATATCTTCCTCTATCGTGCATTTGTTGATAATCAACAACAAGCAAAACTCTTACACTTATTGGTTCTTCCATTGGTTCTTCCGTATTTGGGTCAATCATAACTACTGCATGTTTTCCTGCATCCATCACTCTAACATTGTTTAGTCTTGTATCTCTCGTTGAAGGAGATACTTGTAATTCGGAAAATAAGGCACTTGGAATAAAAGGTGGAGAACCTGTCACCGGAATAATATCTCTCATACTATCGCAAAACATTATTGGGTAGGGATTTGCATTTGAAAATCCTCCACGATATGTTGTTACCTGTTGTCTATCGTCTTGTCCGAAAAACATATACTCTCGACCTGTGCAAGTAGCATGTGAACCAATGTCTATAATATCAATAATAACGGGGTCTTCTTCACTATTTATTGGGGTAAAGACTGACACATCTTTATTATCATCACCACCCGAAGTAACGGCTATTTCTATTGTATCTCCATTTTGTAATAATCTAAACGGGCTAAATCCATGAGTAGTAGGTAATTGGTCGTGCTTGAATAGTGGATAACCACTACTACCCCCTCCGCCACCGCCTGTTGAAGCAATAGTAAGAGTTTCATTACCTCCTATTGTGGGTTTGGTAATAGTGATGTTAGAACCTGCAATTAATTTATTTTCTAAGAAATCTTCTGTTGTATCAAGTGCCGATATTTTGACTTTATCGTTAGTAGCATTAAATATAAATTTATGACCTACTGATGCCGCAAGTGAAGTATCAAGAAAAATAGCCATATTTGTGCCTCCTTGTAGTTTTGTGTTAAGATAAGCAGGCAAAGTATCTGTTGCATCTGTTCTGACCTTTGACCCATCAATAGTAATAGTTTTGACTGCACCTGCGCCTGTTGCTTCAACACATAATGGTTGTGTAGTCGGAACAGTAGAAACTGCATGTTGACCGTCAACAAAATTAAGAGTAGTACCAAGAGTAGCAGAAGTTGCAATTCCTTCATCTTGAACAGTTATACCGCTACCTCCGCCTCCGCCCCCACCTGTTGCGGCAGTAGTTTGAATTGTTCCATCATTAAACTCAATACCTCCGCTTCCAATAGAAAGAAGATTTGTTGAATTATTATAAGTAAAACTGGATGAAGTATTTAGTTTTTGATTATCTTTACCAAACAAAATGCGATGTTCGGGAACAACACTTAAGCCCGTTCCACCAAATGATACACCTAAATTATATTTATTTTTATACGCATATATTCCGTCTGCAATAGCAAAGAATCCCCATGTTCCATGTATTGTTGGTCTATTGACAAGATGTATCATAGAGCCTGTTGAATGAGCCATCAAAGATACTCCTTGATTAATAGTTAAATTTGTTAATTGGAGAATAGAACTGGAAGGTAATATAAAAACTCCATTGCCTGCAACTGAATCAAGAATCCAATTTTCAAATTTAAAAGTCCAACCATTATAGTCGGGATGACCGTCAACTGGCAATCTTGATGTTGGTTGAAAAGTCCATGTTCCGTAACCACCGTTAAATAATGTATTTGCGGTTGAAGTAATTTGAAATGAAGAACCAGTCATAGTATTATGTGGTGTATTATTTTTAGTAATCCAATTCATTAATCTATCATTAGCAGTGGGTGTTGATGATACTTGATTTACAGTACCACCATTTAATATCATACTTTCCCATTCAACATTATAATTTGAGCCTGTTCCATTATATTGCGCTCTAAATCCATTATCAAACTGTAAATGAGGATAACAACCACCAACAATTAATTGACTTACGCCTCCTTCAAATTTAAAGAAAATGTTATCTTTTGCCGTAGCATCAACAAACGCATCTGTTATGCCTGTTCCATAACGAATGTAAAACCCTCCGGTTGACGGAGTTCCAGTAAATTTAATTACAGTGTTATTATTTATGGAAGTAATGCAATTATTTCTTCCAAAAGTTAATTGTGTTTCTATTTCTGCATTTGTTGACATATCAATTTGACCTGTATAAGTGCCATCAATGCCGATAGTGCCTACCACTCCTATATTCCAATTACAATTCACTATACTTGTTGAGTTAAATATTGCGTCGTCGCCAGTAGCAGGCACGCCTGTTGGAGTCCAATTTGAAGAATTTGCCGCATCGCCCGGTGCTGACGCTGACCATGTATATGTTGCCATTATCACACCTGCCGACTGTTGCTACTATCAATTGCAAACGCAGAAGATTCTGCTTCACTTATCGCCTTGAGCAAACTATCGGCATGTTTTTCAAATGATTTCATTTGTTGAGAGAGCCGTATGTCTGTTCTTCTTTGCTCGGCTTCGGGAAAATACATAGGAATAGTATCAATCATTACTCTTAAACAATCGACGCAAACAAGCATTTTAATTGCTGATTCGCATTCTGTGTCTGTAACACCTGTTGAGTCATTTACTCCATAAAGATTGCTACTTCTGCGCATACGATTTACTTGCGCACTGCGCATAGTAATATATTCATTTACCGTTGCTTCATTCAGTCCTCTCGGTCTGTTGAGCAAATCACGAATCTGACTTACTGTTGGATTTGTTATTGCCACTCTTTTTCACCTTTGCACTGCTTTTCTTCTTTGGTGTTACTTTCTTTTCGACTTTTGGTTTTTCTGCTTTAGGTTCAGAATAAGTTTCAGTCTTAGGAACATCTATAAGTTTGTGGACTTTAGGGTTGTATTCTGCACGACCCAATGGGAACATTGCGCCAGTTTTCATAACTTTGCGAGCAAATTCACTTGCAGGAACAAACACTACTGTTCCAAAAGGAATATCAGCAGGTAGTTTTTGAGAAGCATAGAATCTTGATTTAATTCTTCTGAATAAATAACCTCTTGAAGTTTCCCATGTATTTAATCGGTGCATCATTGCATCGAATGAATCTTCTTCGGGAAGAGGCAATCCTTTATCTTTCAGTGCTTTAGCAACTGCTGATTTACTCTTCATTTGAAGCCTCCTTTACGACTTCTTCAAGAATCTTATCCTTCTTTAAAGAAGGTTTTTTAGACTTTGGTTTTGCTTTTGCAAGTGGTTTCATTGCTTTTATGCAATCACGAATACATTTTTTTGAATTGCACTTTGCAATTTCTTCTTCATCGGGCAACTCATGCCCTATGTGTGAAGAGTAAAACTTTGCGTAATCGTAATCCATTTAACATCACTCCGCAAATACTAATGAGTAGTCTGCGGTTGATGAAGCGGCAGTGACTTTAATTACATCGACTGCATCAGCAAATCTTGCACAAAATACTCCGCCTGCCGGAATCGAAAGAAGGACTTTTGCGGCAGATGATACTTGGCATTCTAATGTAATTGCTATTGCACCATCACGATTCTCAAAATAAACTCCGCCTGCGGCGACACCTGCACCTAAAAAGTCTGCAACAGTCCATGATTGCGCAGTAGTATTTGGCGCAGTGCCATTAATTACTGCTGAATCACCGGAAGTAAAAGATGCGTTTGTCTTAGAAGCACTAACTGCTTCTGCGCCTCCGCCTGCCGTAACCCTAAAGGATGCGGTTATTTCATTGGTTCTTGACAACCGAAATCACCCTCAAGCAGTAATGTTTGTAATCTTACAGATTCTATCGTTCTTTCCACTGCCTGCTACTTGACTGTCTTGGTGTTCGTGAACAATACAAGCCATGTAACCAGTTAGCATCCAGTCAAAACCTACACCCGGAATACGAGTCAATTCAGTTTCTTGGAAACCGTCACCGTTGTATTGCAAAAACTCAGCAGTTTCAGCACCCGGAATTAGGACTAGAGCAGTGTCAGCAAGAAGTGCATCACGACTGTAATAGAAGGTAATGTTCATCTTTCTTGACAAGTTATCAGCAAGGGATTCAACGACATTTCCGTAAAGGGTAGTAGCCATCAAAGTCTTTCTTGCAGTGGTTGGTAAAACAATAGCAACTGCCTCATCACCGGACACACGGCCATTGGTGAAAATCAAATCCATAGCAGACAAAATGTTTGCTTCTGCGTCGCCGCTTCCGCTATCCCATTCTGCACCGCCGCTTATTGCAACGCTTTGACCTGCACCATCAATAAGAGCAGATATGATTAGGTTGTCAATGACTGATGCCCTGTTTCGGACAATAGCCATTTGTTGTCTATCCATGTTCTCAAAGGATTCTCCACGAAGTAGTGTTGAGTCGAGGAAGATACATCGACCTTGACCTTTCTTCAAGTGTACTGAGTAAGATGCAGTTCCAATCTTGGTTGGGTCTGTTACTGCATTGTCAGCAAGAGGATAAGTAAATGTTCCTTCTGCACCGGAATACCATGTAAATTCAAGGTATGGTACTGAGCGTACACCGACTAATTGTGTTCCAACTGCAATAGTAGTGGATTGTAGTTCGATAAAATCTCTTAAGGTTTGTTCAAGGACTGCATCGGCTTGTCCGAATTGTCCTGTGGCGGCTTCAACTGTTAGTATTTCTTCTAATGTATTATTCATCTTATTCATCTCCATTTAATTTATTGACTTCAAACCTTCTCCGCAAATGAGGTATCAACTGCTATCAAATCTCCTGCGGTGCTACCTGTAGTAACTGCGCTTGCGCCTACATAGATTCCGACCTTCTTGGAAGAACCTGCTTGTGCGGCGGCAACTAAACCATCATCGTCAGCATAAACAAATCCGCCGACTGCATAAGTGGTTGTAGCCTTTGAAGCGAGCATTAGGACTCCGCCCAATGTGTAATAACCGATGCTTGCACCTGCTAATACATAGCCGCTAACATCTCTTTCTTGCTCGTCTGCGGTAACTCCGATTACTACATCGGATTGTGCGCAAACTTCAAATGTTGTTCCATCCATGTGCAAGCATAGACCTGCCATAGTTCCTTTAACAAGTGCTTGACTTGCTACTGTTTTTATTGTTCCTGTTCTTGGGTTATTCAATTGCATTTTTAATCACCTTAAATCATGTTTTTTTCTTTTAGTTCTTCAAAAGTCTTAGCACCGAATCGGTCTTTTTCACTGGCAGACAAGGTTTGATTCCAAGCCTTAGCCCATGCGTTCCATGCTTTTGCATAAATACCAACCGGAGTGTTAAGTTTCTTTCTGTTAAGATAGTTTGCAACAACTTCTGTTGATGCAGGGGTTGCAGGTGTTTCGGATGCCTCAACACTGCTTGCAACTGGTGTCATTTCAACAACCTCTTCGGTTGGAGTATTTGCCTCAAAGGAAGCAATGATTGACTCAAGAGTTTCAGAAGGAAGCGCATCAATACCGGCGATTCCCATTTCTGTTGCTTTCTTTACAAGTTCAAGGCGTGCTTCTTCGGCTACTGCCTCTTCTGCGGCTTTAATTGCGTTTAGTTCTTCTTCCTTTTCTGCAAGTGAAGCCTTAAGAGCCTCAATTTCTGCGGAATAGTCGATAGTGCTTTCTTCTGCGATAGGAGTTTCAACAACTTCCTCTTCGCTAATTTCGGATGCTACAATTTCTTCTGACATAGTATTTCTCTCCGTTGCGATATTCTGAAGAGAATACGGATGACTATTAAAGACTTCTGCGGATTCTGCCATTTTTACTCTTTCGACACTTTCAATTTTTGCGCCGTTATATGCAGGTTTATGCACAATTGCAAGATGGTCAAAAACAAAATCACTTTCAAATGTCATAATCATTCTTCCATCTTCTGCTTCTACCATATCATCGGGAATACCACTGCCACCAATAGATACTCCGTAACCTTGTCTTAACCAAAGACCGGATTCAAGAGCCTCAAACAATTCTTTTCTGTGGACTTCTGCTTTGAATTTAACTTCCCAGTTTCCGCCTATTTTATCAACAATAGATGCTTCGGTAACAAAACCAACTACTGCTTCTTCAACACCGCCATTCATATTTCTTTTAAATCGACCATTTTCCGAAGTAGGATGGTTAAGTGTTAAATCTGCGCCAATCATTTGCGCAATAGCAAGGTCTGCGCCTTTGCGTGTAATTTCCCATCCGTTCTTGTTTATTCCTTCGTGAAAAGCAATACCGGATATAGCAACAATGTATTCGCCGGTACTTGCTTGAAGAACCATATCGTTAACATCAATTTCAACATCTAACTGGAAGGTAGCCTTAACACACTTACCGCCCTGCATTTTGTAACCTGTTTGGCAACTGTTGGAGTAACCACCGCTACCTCCGCCGCTACCATAGCCTTCAACATCTTCTTTGAATTTGTGTCCTTTGTGTGCTTCCATGCACTCTTGACTGTCAAAGCCCATTTCTGTGCAACGACTCATAAATTCATCATGTGATTCTGTATTATTTGGTTTTGGTAATTCTGCCGCTTCAACAGAATCACCGCTACAACCGCAACCGCAACCGCCCATGACTGTTTCCATCATATCGTCTGTTTTATTAAACTCGCTACTGGTATAATCTGTGACAGACTTTCCTCTTTCCCACATTTT